TCTATTCTTTTTTATAAAAAGCTGAGGTATCATCGATACGTTCAGCTCCGGTAGATTTAGCCTTTTTTCTTCTTTTAGTTTTATGAGGGTTGTAGGCCATGTCTAAATTCTTAACAGAGAATTCTATGTTGTTCACTTGATTATAGTTCAATGCTTTTTCAATGCAGCATCGGTATTCAGGCCAGAATCCTTGTCCAAGCCTTACACTACCAGTTTTAATCATAAACTTGGATACCATAAAACCAAATGTATCTGCATCATCCTTAGTAGGAAATACGTACATATAGAATCTACTAAATTCATCAATAACTTCTTGCAAAGGTCTTACGGGCAATAATAAGTAGCCATCTGTATATAATTCTTCTGATATCAAACATACCCAGTATTTCTTTTTACCGGGTTTTACTTTATACTTAAACCTTTCTCTTAATTTAGTGTGCATCCATTCTGGGATACGGTTAAGAAGATATTTGATATATATCTTGTCCTTCTTATTTGCCCGTCTCTTGAATGCAGAGGGTTGCTGTAACATCTTAGGCAATATCCTAAAGTTGTTCCATCTATCAAATTCAAATACTATACGAGCAGTGTCTTTATCCCACTCATCATCTGATTCTCTTAACCGTTTCATATTTCTTTCTATGTTACGGTTAGTTACTTTAGAAAGTAAGTGAACTGAATCACCAATGTAAATCATTGCTTCTTTTCTAGTTAACCTTCTTTCTAGACAACCTTCAATATAGTCCTGAAAACTTCTCTCACATGGACAATCTGGTCGAAATAGAGAAGGATGTTTCTCAAAAAAGTCCGAGAATAATCTGAAAAACTTTTCTGACCTTTCCCGAACTTCTAGATACTTGTAATGTGACAATTTTAAAATTTCACCAGCTTCCCATGAGGATTTGTTTTCTGATAATTGAAGGAATAAGGATTTCTGTTCTAAATCTTTTAGACAGTCCCATGCTTTTTTCTGAGCCTCGTTCATTTCCTTTTCCTTGATTTTATGTTTAGTACTCTATCGATTTGTTCACTGGTTATTTGATTTGGGTCAAACTCTTGAGAGTTGGCATATAACTTATCTGGGTCGTAATTTTGATATACACTGTAAATAACGTTATCGAATGGTAACCAAACTTCCATTCTACCCATCTCAGGATATAAAAGCATTTTTACCATTTTATTGATGTAATCTACCTCTAATACAGTAGCATCAATACCCTCATAAGGATAACCCTTTAGTACGATGTAGTCTCCTATTGAGACATTCATCAAGTCATCTACCGAAAATTTCTTATTCTCTTTTGCCATTCTCTTAAACCTTCTAACATCCTTTCTTGAGCATGTAGCTACTAAAGAAAAATCATCAAAGTCTTCAGAGTTATCGATTCTAACTTTTTTCTTCCTTTCATGAAGTGTCTCTGTAGACCTTAACCAAGTTCTTATTCCAGAAATGTTTCGTTTTAGTTTATTGAGGAATGGTCTAGAATACGCTAATTCTGTAGGCATCTTAATGAACCCATAATTAAATAAAATAGGGACTTCTTCAAATACCATCTTACCTTTTATGGTTTTCCTTAGGACATTTAAAGTTGGGATAATGGCACGAACATTTTTATATCCCTTTTCTTTAAGTTCTTGGTTTATTGTGGTATAATACTTTCGTTCTATGTAGAATATACAATAAGAATAAGGGATACGTTTCATATTATCTTCTTTTAATGATTAACTTAGCTTGTTTATGGATTAACTTGTACGGTACGTTTAGTACATCGCTTGCCATAAAAATCATAAGGGTATTCCCAGGAACTTGAATATACATTACTCTAGTAACATACTCAGCCATAATATCCCCTAATTCAAGACCTACTACAAAGAAAAATTCTTCTGAGGGCATTGAATTATATCTCATGCAAAGGATAGGTACTTTGTTTGCTCTTTTAGCATCCTTAGTTGCCTGTTCCCAAAATTTAAGGATATCACAACTCTTATTACCTAAGAGTACATGTTCGAATTTAATATCCTTGTAATTTTTACATTCGATTGATATCTTACATCTATGTGCATGTCTTTCATCCGTACAGGTTAAATCAGAAGTGGCATCCTTATTAGAATGCCAAGCTCCTGAACCTGCCCGGTTCCTTTCAAATTTGAAGCTGGTCCATTTTGTGAACCAAGCTCCAATTTTTCTTTCGAATCTGTTTCCTTTATTTTTTGAGTTCATCTTCCTGTCTTGTTAAAGTTATATATCCTTATAGTAACTTGTAACTACTTAGGCCATTAACTTTTTCAACTTGCAGGATTTTCGTGTTGCTAAGAGGAAGTGAATCAAGATGGGTAATTAAGAAGAGTGTCTTTTCTGAAAAAGTGTGTCTGATTAAAGATGTAACTACCTCTACATTATCCGAACTCAAAGATTCAAATACCTCATCAAGAAATGCAAGGTTAATACCTTTGGACATAGTAAGAGATTCGTTCATTGCAAATGCCATTGCAACATTAACTAATTGCTTTTCTCCTCCACTTAGCTCGTCATAATCAATAATTTGCCCATCCCTTTCTATCAATGTAAAGAACTCTTTCCGAGTTGAAGCAAGGTCAATATTAAATTCAATCCTGAATCCCAATACCTGAGAATACTTATCTAACGTACGATTAAGCATATCGAGTGAAGAATCGAATAAGTAAGCCTTGATTCCATTATTCCCAAGAGGGTCATTGATTAACCAATTGTAATTCTCTAACTCCAGTTCTTTGTTATGGTAGTCTTCATCTACCTTACGAAGATTCTTTCTAATTTCCTTAAGTTTCTCTTTATATTTGGGAGACATAACCTTAAGTTTCTCTTGTTTGAGCTTTTCCAAATCCTCGTCAATAGAAGCAATATCAGAAGCAATATCATCACAGTCCTTTTGAAGTCTCTTATACTTCTCATTCGTAGTTCTCAACTCATCCAATCTTTCTAACGCATCTTCATACTCTTCCCTGAGTTTATCTGAGTTTATAATAGCATCATATATAATATCTACGCTCGCCTTTGCACGTTTGTAGCGGCCCTTATCTAACTGTATCTTGAGTTTCTTTACGAACTCTGGCAAAGAAACTCCTTCTGCAACCATTCTATTATCCCTAAGCTTTGACTTAAGAGTATCTACATAGGTACTATGTTTTTTAATCTTTACCTGAAGACTTTTTTCTACTTCATCCTTAAGTGCCTTTTGTTTTTCAATCAGTAACTTAGTTAGCTTTTCCCTGTCTTTCTTTAATTCTCTACGTTCCGATTTGATTTTTTCTTTAAAACCTTTCTCTCTGTCACGTAAATCAAAGTAAGCCTCCTTATTTGCTTCTAATTCTTTTTTAAGTAACTCAGATTGATGTTCTACTTCATTGGCTTGAGCTAACAGGTTATTTTTATCCTGCATAGCTATACCCTTAGCTATATTCAAGAACTCAAGGTCAAATACTTCCTCAAATACCCTTTTCTTGTCAGCATTTGATTCTTGTATCAACCTCTTAATCCCTTGACCAAACATTATAGAGTTCATGAATAAAGTGTAAGATAATCCGAGTTCTGCATTAATAGCATCCTGGAGTTTATTCTTACCCTTTACATTCACTAACTCGTTATCTTTCAGAAATATAAGTCTATCCCTACCTTTAGCACCATCTTCTAAAACCATGTCACATTTCTGACAACGTATGATTTTATAGATATGTTCATTTTTCTGAAAGTATACCTCTACCATTACTCCGGAATAATCCTTAGGTCTTACCTTTTCCCAGGTAGTAACTTCTGATACACCCTTTAGGTTTTTACCATATATTGCCCATACCAATGCCGATAGGATAGTTGATTTACCTTTCCCATTAGGTGCCTTGATAAGTATGGTACAGCTTGGATTTAAGGGTATGTGTAGGTTCTCTATTGAACAGAATCCTACAACGTTCATATTCATAAATGTCAACATACTTCTGCTTTTTTAAGTACATCAATGAGAAGATTCTTCTTCTCTTCTTCCTTTATACCTTTTTCCTTGAGATATCTTTTAGCTAGAGCTTTCTTAGAAAGTTGCTTAGTGATTTTATGGTTAGTATTTACTAAGTTACTAGTTTTCTTGGGTAAAACGGTATAATAATTGCCATCATCCTTAATTTCATCTTCAGATTCTACATCAATGAATTTTGAGAATTGCTTTAAGTGTACGAATTGCATACTTAGGTCTGAATATATTTTCCAGTATCCTAATTTACAACCTCTGTCTGTTCTTCTCTGATGATTGGGAGCACCTATCATATAAACCTTCTTTGAAAGCCTCTGTGGTTTATGTATATGACCACATAATACCAGGTCAAATTTATTAAGAACATTTACATTTAGGTTTTCTACTGAATTAATCTCCCTACCATCTGTATCCTTAGCTCCAGGATAATCAGTGTGTAGTAAAAGAATATTCTTAACACTCTTATCTAGTTTAAGTTTCTTAAGATATTCACTTAGACCTACATTATTATCAATATAAGGAACTCCATATACCATTATATCCTGATGATAAGCAGATAGTGGTCTATTCCGATAATCCATAATTTCTATACCATACCTTTCTACTAAATAAAGCCAACTAAAAGGGGGAATACCCACTTTACTTACCTTCTTTATGCAATGATTCCCCGAAATAGCTAATATATTTAGTTTACCAAGTTTATTGAATTCATTGTAACAAATCTCAGCTAATTCTTGGTCTAAGGTTTCGGCTTTATGAAATAAATCTCCACAGAATAAAGCAGGACACTGATACTTTTTACATTGTTCATTTATAATCGACAGAACCCTGAAACTATCCAGGGTTCTTTTATTACCTTCATTAAATTTAGCATATAAGTTTATATGTAAATCAGAAAAGGCAATTGCTATTACTTCTTTACTCATTGATAAAACTTTGAATAATTTCTTTTCGGATATCTATATTAGCCTCTCGTATCTGAATAACTTTTGTTTCTCCATAACAAGATTTGATAGTACCTTTAGTAGCACCATACTCAAGAGGTTGTCTTTTGAACCAACCTCTGTAAAGTACGTTAATTTCCTCTACCGGAATGAATCCCCAAATATTCAGCATATTATCCATGATTGAAGATATCAAGAATTGAAAGTAATTGTTCTCAATCCTTTTATTATTATCCTCTGTTACCCATTCTTTAATCATTGCAGTAGTGAAGTCTAAGATGATTAGATGAGTACATTGTTGATTGAGTAACATTTTGCACATCTCGAAGAAGTGTTCCATTTCACATTTTGGGATATTCTGGGATTGTTTGTAATAAAAGTAAGCTGCCGAATCAAGATAGCTTCTATCTGTTACAAAATCCTCTTCATCTTTGAATAACTTATTCCGAAGGTTTAGAATCTGATAATCTTCAAGAAGTAAATCCTTTGGATTCCTTTCCAACATCTCCTTATGGGTCATATCTTTGGTTTTAGGTATCAATTCGGATACACTACCAGAAATGAATCTCATAGGTTGAGCTTCACATACACCATAATGATACAACTTAGGAGTAAACTCTGCAAGTGTAGTCTTCCCAACTCCACTTGGACCTGCATACATTATCTTTACGTTCTTCATTCTTGTAACTTTTTAAAAGGTTTTATAAATTCATTTGTTAAAAAAGATGCTAATGAGTACTCGATACATAGTTCTTTGAATTTCTCATACTTGAATACCTTTTTCTTCTTGATGGGCAATGAATCCAAAGGTACATTACCTACAAACCAGAATAAGTCAATAAGTTTACGATTCCTTTCCCAAGCTTCTGAGTATTCTTTATTGGGTTTAGCTTCTAAGAACTTATATATAGTACCATACTCATCTAATATCTTCCTTGCTTTTACTGGACCTATACCATTAAACCCAGGTATATCGTCCGAAGTATCACCTACCATTGCAAGATACTGTACAGTTTCATGTGAATGATAACCGAATAATTCTTTGCAGTTATCTACTCTGATTGTCTCATCTTTCCTTGGATTCAATATCCTAACATTCTTGTTTAGGAGTTGATTGAAATCCTTATCGGATGATACCAAGATTACCTTTTCTGCCCGATAGGTATTAATAACAAGGTATGCTAAGAAATCATCACCTTCATATTGGGTTTTATTCCTTTTATCGAATATATAAGAAATTCTTAGCATACCCAATATCTTCATGATAACTGCCTTTTGATTTTGCAATGATTCATAATCTACGGATATATTTTTTCTGTGTCCCTTATAATTGGGAAGTAATTTATCTCTTACCGGTGAATGACCATTGTCGAAAGTTATTACTACATCATCTGGTTCAAACCTTGTAAGATACATATGTAATGATTTGAAGAACCCGAAAATTGCTCCACTTGGTTTACCATCGGTAGATTTAAGTTTTTCGAACTTGTGAAAGGATTGATGGAGAATGTTCTCTCCATCAACCAGTAATATTGTTTTCTTACTCATCGTCTTCCTCCTCTTCGTCTGAGTCTGCATAATTTTCATATTCTACACCATCAACTGGGAAGAGATTTGTTTCTATTCTTTCCAGTTGTTTTTTAGTAGTACCTATAGTATTTACTCCGGCTTTCCTTAAAAGTTTTCTACGAAGTTCATCATCTTCTTCCAGAAGCTTTTGGAATTTCTCTTCTCCTCTTGCAAGAGTTTTACCTTTTAGCTTATATCCACCAGATGTTTTTTCGATTACATCGGTATCTACCAATACATCCTCTAAAGCATAGCATCTATCAAAACCAACCTCATGGAATTTAGGGTTGAAATATACTGGGCATTTGCTAATTGTGGGTCTTGGTGGAGCAACTTTATTTTTGATAAGTCTAATTGTAACAAGTTTACCAGCTTTCCTTTCTTTTCCATTCTGTTTGATTGTAACAGATTTTCCTGAATAGAAAGCAGCTCTGATTGAAGCATAGAACTTGAGTGCAGCTCCTCCTGTAGTTGTTGTATTATCTTTTCCAAACCCTACATTTAAAGCAGTTCTTAACTGATTGATATAAATCTGAGATACTCCCAGTTTGTAGAATAATTCACTTCTAATACGGAAGTATTTGTAAAGAGCCTTTGCTCTACCTCCCATCTCAGCTTTACCATCAACCATCTTAGCATCAATATTATCCGTACAGTCGGTTGCTGCAATAGAATCGATTACTAAGAGTATTGGTTCATTGTGAGTTAACTGAGAACGTAAATATATTGCTAAGTCTGCTACTACGTCTGCAATATATTCTATACGAGTATCATTAACAATAGTTACCTTTGCAGGGTCTACTCCATTAATCTCTGCCCATGAGTTCATCCAAGATTGTTCTGCATCTACCCATATTACATGACCACCGAGTTGTTGAGTAGCATAAGCAAAGTTATAAGCTACCAAGGATTTACCTGATGATTCTTCTCCGGCAATCTCTATAGACTTACCGTATGGAATACCTTTACCGAATAAGTAATTTAAGGCAAAGAATGTTGAGGGTATATATAAATCAGTATCAGTAACTTCTGAAGCTAACTTAATCATACTCCCATATTTCTTTGCCATTTCATTTGCTGTTGGTACCTTTAAACCAACCTTTGTTTTCTTTGCCATAATGTAATGTCTTTAAACTAAATAAGGTAGTAACCGAATGAATCTAATTACTACCTTATCGAATGAAACCATATTTACTAACCCTTAAATATCAGATTTGTATTTTCTCTTTTTCTTTGGTTTTTCGTCTTCCATGTAATGGTCACGATGTAATCCCTTTTTCTTCTTCTTTTTCTTTGGAGCATCGTCGTCGTCATCTCCATGGTCTTCATTGAGGAATTTTGCAAGCATCTCCTCAAGTTCATCATAAGATTTGATTTGAGAGCGAACTATACCTTCCAAATCTACTGTACCTTGGTATTTCTTATCCAACTTAGTTGGTTTACAAGCACGAGCAGAATAGGTAGTATCCATTTTACCTGAACCAGAACGGATGATTTTAATATCATATCCATTTTTCGGGTCAGTCATATCACCAGCTTCATCCTCATCAAGGTAAAGGTCGATGATGTCTTGATATACTGAGCGTGGAACTAGAACTCCCTTATCCTGGCCATCATAGTCAAACTTAGTACCTTTTTCGTCTACATATAATGGACCTCCCAATACATATTTTCTTCTGGGTACTAAAGTTTTTGCAAGTTCCTTGTCATCGTCATCCTTTGAATTTTTCAATTCTTGGTATTTCTCCATGAAAGGACATGGTTCATCAAAAGTAGCCGGAGATATAACTCCACCCAAATCCCCACCTAAGTAGAATTGAATAACTTCTATACCCAATTCCTGGTCATCACCCGGAGATTTGATTCTCATCCTTAAAGTACCCTCCTTAGGGTATACGAATCCACCTCCATTACATTTTGATTCCAGCTGTTTCTTTCTAGCCAGCATCTTTTCTTTTGTAGAAAGTCCATCTGAGGATACTTTCTTTTTCTTTTTGTCTTTTATCATGATAATTACTCGTTTGGTTCGGTATAAATTACCTCGTTCATACTTAACACTGTAAGAGTGTTCTTTTCCAAGAGTTGTTGCAATGCAGGAGAAAGCTTGTCTGTTTCAAATTCTATTTCCTTACCTGCATATAAACCATAAGTAACAATTCTGCCGATAGCAACAAAGTCCTTATAGGTGTTATATTCTTCGGTGATGATACCAGATTTTACTACTACTCCTTTACGAGGTACTCCCTCTTTTACTTGTTCCGGAATAAAGAGTCCGGATTTTGTTTGATTTACCTCTTTTGGAGATAAAATCAATACCCGGTTCTCTGTTGGACTACCAGGCAATTCTTCATTAAATTTCTGAGCTACTGCTACAGATACAAAAGTCAATGAATAGTTCATATTTCTTATATTTTAAAAGTTAGTAATTGATTATAGTTCTTATTTCTCCTTACGAAGGTTGGCATTCAATGTTCTCAGTATTCCCTCTCTAGATTCATAAGCTCTACAGATTGAAATATACTTGTTAGCCTTTTCTACTGCCTTCAAATATCTTTGATATATGGACTTATATTTCGGACTTACGTTTGCTTTATGTGATACGTAGTCATTGTTGAATCTCTCGTTAGATTCTTTAATATAAATCCATGCAGAAGAATAGGCTTCGTCCTTTTCCCTTGCTAGTGCATCCCTTTCTTTAATATACTTATCTCTTAAAGAACAGAATATATAATAACTAGAAGGAGATTCTCGTAGCTGAGAATTGATGAGATTTTCATTTATAGATAATTCTTTTTGGATATCTATTTCTAATATCCTACCTTCGAATTTAACCTTTAGTTTCTTCAGTTCCGTTTTCATATTGTAATAGGTTCTTAAAATCCTCTTTACTATATTTACCATCTTGGATGGCTTTTGATACTTGAGCGAATGCACATCTATATGCAACATCCATACCAGGCAAATGAAGGAGAGATTTGTATGGTGCCATCTTATCAATCAAAGCCTTGAACCTTAAGTCGCATAAATTATCAATTCCACCCCTATCAACCAGAATCATAAACAAAGCCCAATAAATATGGGTAGCATCTTCATAGGCTAACCTTGCCTCTTCATCTTTCATAACTCCAAAAGCCAAATCCTCTAATATATTGAGATTAGATTGTAATTGCTCTATCTGAGTTTTAATCCGATTGAATAACATCTTATCTCTACCTACTAACTGTAAATTACATAACCTTAGTTGTCGATTAAGATTTTCGATAGAGAAATTTAAGCAAGCAGCTACAATGTAAGTTAGTGATGATAGTCTGTTAGCATTCAAAATATCTTCTTCGTTTGCCATAGTTTCATAAATTTATATTATTTATGTTGTCATAGTATCCTCTCTTTTTACTTCTGTAGTGGATTTAGCATTGTCTTTATGATGAAGATACCGATTGCAACCAGGACATTTAACCAATTTACAATCTGCAAAAGTATGTGAATCCACTTCTGAATAATCATATTCGAATTCACAATCACAATAAGGGCATTTAGCTCGCCATATTGTGGGTCCATTCAAAATCTTTTTCATATCTCTTTATTTGTTTATTAAACCTTTCTTTGAATTGCTTGATGTGGATATGCTTATACTTCTTATGTTCAGCCATATATTCCTCTACTGAGAAATCTGGTTGTAACATCTTGTTATAATCATACCCGGGAATGAATGGTAATTCTTCTGCCATAGTTCTACCAATAGTAAAGTCCATATCCATATCAACATCATCAACTTGAAATCCGAAATACCTTTTAGTACTTGGGTTACGTAGGATATTCCAGATTGTATATACAGTCCATGTGTTAATATCGTTTGGTTTAGCATACATATATACGGCATCATGTACTGTACAAGCTTCTTTCATCATTGGCAGTTTACCTTGCCTCATTAGATAATAAACCAGTATAGCTCCGAAGTTGGTCATATTTGCTGCAGCACCTTGACATGGGAAGTTAAGACCTAAACGAATTGCATAAGCAACCTCTTGCTTATCATTTGAATATATTTGGGGGAGTCTTCGTTTAGTACCAAATAACTGAGTATAATACCCATGCTTACGAAGGAATTTTTCTTGTTTCTCTTTAAACTTCCTAATCTTAGGATGTTGACCAAAGAATACTTCCATTTCCTTTGCTGCTTCTTCCGGAGTAACTATAATACCAGCTTTTGGGTCAGATAATTTCTGTGCTAGTAATTTATTACCAATTCCATAAATAAGTCCAAATGCAATCTGTTTAGCTTGCTTCCTTCGTACCTTCCATAATTTATAATCTGGGTGCATTTCATCTTCGTAAGCTTTACTTGCTTCTTCAATCGATACACCATATTTTGCTGCTGCTATACCAAGATGAGGGTCTACTCCCTTAGCAAAAGCTTCCAGGTAAGTTTCATCACCTGATAAGTGAGCCATCATTCTTAACTCTGCCTGAGAATAGTCGAATGCCATATAAAGATAACCTGGAGGAGCTACCAATTGTTTCTTGATATTTGGGTCTACAGAAGTCTTGGGTATTTGTTGCATGTTTGGGTCTGCAGAACTAAACCTATTAGAATCTGTACCATGTATATTATACCTACCGTGTAATCGAGAATCATCTTGTACCTTCTCTGACCAACCTAAGATATAAGTCTTATACATTTTCTCTAAACCTCTTAATTCAAGCATCTTATCAAGAAATATTGCTTTTGGAGATTCAGGGTCTTTTACAGTTAACCTTAATTCGGTTAATGTATCTTCATCTGTACTTGGCTTACCAGATTCATTATCTTTAATTACAGGGAATTTGAATCCAATATCTGAATACATTAGTTGAGGTAAATCAACTGGGCTACCAAGATTAACTGGTCTTATAAGTTCCTGTTCTTTCTTAGTAGTAAATACCCCTGCACGTATATTAGTTATCTTTTGTTGCCGAGAATCAATCTTACGTTTATCTTTTGGGTCATTATAATCTAACTCCTCGAGTTCAGCTTCTATTGATTGAATATATTTCTCAATCTTACCCTGATTGTATTTCTTAGTGAACTTCTTTACTCTTGGTAAATTATAGATAGCTTCCCTTGCAGCATCAATTTTGGGTTTGTATTCTTCAAGGAGTTTTTGATTAAATTTGGTATCAAGGTATAAACCCTCTTTCTCTACCGAGGTTAATACCCGGGAATTACACATAAATAAATTACGGAATACCGAATACATACCTAAGTCAATTAACTTTTTCTCAAAGAATATCATTAACCTAAGAGTATAATCTGTATCTTGACATCCATAATGACAAAGTGGGTCTAATTCTTTTTTATCCCAAGGTATCTTATCGAATTTATCTTGCTTCTCATAATCTCCATGTTCTGGTAGATATCTTCTAACCATTGATTTTAGGTCATGTGGTTTTTCCTCATTGAGAACATATTTTGCAAGCATTCCATCAAGGCAAGTACCTCTATAATAGATGTGATACTTTTGATTAATCTGGTCATCAAATTTCCAGTTCCATGCAACCTTGGTTATTTCGTAATTCTCGATTACCTCTTCCCCAAATTTCCTTAGCATCTTCTTCCAATTCCACCCTGGAGATGTATAATCTTTTGTTTCAAAGTGGTCTAATGGAATAGAAGCACCAAATCCTGGCATCCAAGATACTGAGAGTATAGTTGGTTTGAAACTCTTATTGTAAATGGGTTCTGCATTCGTTTCATAGTCACAGCAAGCATAACCAGTTGATTTACAACAGGCAATGAGTTTCTTTAACTCCCTTTTGTTTCTTATTATGTGATATCTTGTTTCCATTGCAATTATAAATAGAAAGAGGGACATACCCACTTGTAGTAGATACATCCCTCTAATGGTTAGAATTTCTCTTGTAAGTCTTCCAGATTGGTATTTAGGTATTTCCAATCTTTCTTATATGAATGAAGAGAATCGATTGTGTGATACAGATAACCCGGTTTTACTCCTACCTCTTTAGCTACATATTGCATGAGTCTCCATGCAAGATATACATCATTACCGAAATGTTGTACAAAGTCCGAACTTCTTTGATGATAGCAAATATGTAATACCTTCTCTCCTTTACCATTCTGACGGATAAGGAAATCATAATACATTGAGCAAGGTATACGTTTACTTCCATCAAGGAATCTTAAATCTGTACCATGGAATATAGGGAGTACTGCTTTACGAGTATCATTATCCCTCTTAAGAAGTTCAATAACTGATTGCATTGCTGAATCACAGTTAAAAGAAGTACTACCATAAATGTCTAACGAGTTCCAAATACGCTCTGGGTAGGTGTAATCAAACTTACCATTCACCAAAAACTGTTCCCATAAATCTTTTCTCAATTCCCAAGCTTTACCTGGATTTAAATCATACCAACCAATTCTTTCTTTAAACTCGGCATCTGCCCATTCCTTTGAATGAGAGAATATGAATAACCATACTGGGTCTCCAAGTGAAGTTAAACAGTATTGTTGGCAAATTAATTCCTTTGTTTCAAACTCTTCTTTACCTTCAATCACTTTATTCTGATAGGTCTTTGGTTTTACAGTCTGACCATAACTGTTGAGTTCTCTGCCAAGTTCTGACATTAACTCAAAAGAATTACTGTAGATTCTCATTCTTCTGTTTCTTTAAAAGTTTCTTCTTATATACTTTCCTTTGAGAATAGGATATCACGTTTTCCGGATATTCTATATCTTCATATTCTAATAGCAAGTCCTTTGCTAACAAAGCCTGGTATTCATACAAGTCAGGACGTAGTACTTTGAAACTTCTGAAAAATACTTTGAATGAAGACCATTCCTTTTCTGTACCGTTTAGAATTTTCTTATATACTTCCTTAACCCGTTTAGTCCATGGATTATCAATACCCTTAATTACTTTCTTTAAAGGTTTATAAGCCGAATACATCAGAAGGGTTTCTACATTTCCGTACATTTGAGTCGCAAATAGGTTGATTTGTACTGACTGGTCCGGCCCATACACGTATTCTGCCATCCGTTGAATTAATAGGAAGTCGAATATTAACCTCTTGGTTATTTCTGAGGCTCGAACTACCATTGTAATAACTGGGATGTCTTCCCCGAATCGTTTTGAAAAAGTCGCAGCTATTAGACATTGTTTACCATTATCATGATGATTATTGAACATGTACGTAACATTGTAATTCTGATTATACTTTGACTTCAGGAATCTTAATTTGCTACGTAAGAGGTCTAACTTATTAAAGTCTATGTAATTATTCAATAAGCTTGTCCACTTAGTTTCTTTGTAATTAAAACACCTACCATAATCAAAATCTGGGTCTACCCATGCTTTACGTATTTTTATAAACACATTGTATGCTACTGCAACTCCACTGTTTGCAGTAGCACCCTTATCAAAAAGAACTGGGTCTAACCTTAGGAAAGCCTCGTTCAATTTCTCCCATGCCTCTTGTGAAGTTGCAAACTCCAAAGAGTGGAGGGTCTCCTCCGTATTCGATTGAAGACCCTCTAATTTTCTGTTCCAACCCGACATTAGTAATTTGATTTTTGACGCCATATATTAAGGCGTTGTTTCTTAAAGAATAACATAAATAATTCATAGGGAGTAAACCCTTGAATACCCAGGAATCCCATATATAAGTAGAAAGCTTTTACCAAAGAATATTGAAAATCTAATTCCTTAGTCATTACCTGAGTTTGTTTCCATGGCCTACACTTTAGAAGATTTCTTGCAATGTTCAGTTCGTAAACTACATTGAACAATAATATCTTTTCTTCTTCATGTGATGCTTCACTTAAAGTATTGAATCCTGGAGTGTAGTCTTTTACGGATTCATGGTCTTCATCAATCATGTTAAACCGATTAACTAAACCAATAGTACCTTCGGTAACCATTGCTATTCCCAGAGTCATTACATCCTTCAAGTTGTTTACTTTGAAGTCTGAGTAATCCATTACATGATTAGTTCCCCATGATAGAATATCTTCTGGAGCAATGTTAGCAAAGAGAAATAAAGTGAAGTAGAATCCCAAGGCATCTACCTGTTCCTCATTGGCATTTTGCAAATGGTTGAGTACCTGGGTATATTCATCTTCTGTAAGTTGGTCAATATTCCATCCCCACTTATGACATATCTTAACCACTTCTGAAGTAGATTCATAACCCTCCATCAATTCCTCAATTACTCTACCAATAAAGTCTTTAAGGATTACTTGATTATATGGGTTATTCACGTCCAATGGGGCTTCTGGCAATTTTTCTATTTGCCTGTAGCCTTCAAATTGTTGTATTCCAAGAGAATACATATTCTGTAACTCAGTACCTTCTCTAGTAGGTGGTACCTCTTCTTTAATATTCCTGATGTCCAAGGTATACTCCTTTCTTATTAATTTCCTGATGAGCCAAATCTTTTATCTTGCCGAGTTCCCCACATTTGAGATTCAGAATAAAAATCTCCTTCTTGAATTTCTTCTGGTTCAGTAAGATAAACTGGTACATGAATAAATTGGGTTGCTTTCTCTCCTGATTTAAGAGTCTGTATAGTTCTACTTAAGTTGATGATACCAATATGAATCTCGCCAACATAAGGAGAATCTACAATCTCTGCCGTATAGAGTAAACCTTTCTTTGAAGCAAGTCCAGATTTGTTAGCAGCCATTAACATAGACTCTCTTGGTTCCATAAGAAGTTTGATACCAGAGGGGATAAGTATCTTACCTCCAGGGTAAATCTCAATTGTAGTTACATGATTAGTAACTGTATCTACTCCCAATACAAAGTCCGGAGTGAAATAATTTGGAGTTCTATTTGCCTCCATTTGAATAAGATGTTGAGGGTCTAGGTCTCCCGGGATATAGAAATCCAAACCTGCATCACCCTCATTACTCCGAGAAGGAGTCTTTACGTCTCTTACTTTAATAAATCTTAGCTTGTTCATAATATATTACATTGTTTTAAAAGTTGTCCAAAGGTTAATCCTCGTTGAGGGTATATACCCAATGAATGACAGAATCTGGTAAGGTCTGATTCACCCTGCATAAACAAATCAGCAAGAACATCCTCTTGCCTTACATAATAATTTGGGTTGTTAAGATATATCTTGAACATGGCCCATATCATATCAATTTTTTTCATTGCACTCTCGATAAAGTTCTCTAATACGTTTTCTTGGTACTTCGAATTTCTCAACTGTCTTTGAGATAATCTCTTTTTTATCTTTCCCTTTCCGAATCAAACCTCGGATGTATTTCTTAATACCAACTGTATCTTCCAATATATCCAAATCTTTGTATTGATTCTTCTGTTCTAATTCTTTCCTGGTAATGTTCAAATTCTGTGACATCTTGAATGCACATAATTCGGAATCTCCGCATAGTTTACACTCTTTAGTGGATAAATCATACCCAATACCAAAGCAAGGGTCTCCATTAGTTCCCAGCTGACTGATATCTAAGGGAGTAAGGACATCCTGCTTTGTTAAATCAGGAAGTTGTTGTTTTTTCTTTGCCATAATTAATCATCTATTCTTTTTTCTGTTAGTCTTATAACTGAATCTCCAATCTTCAATTCCGACTCATAAAGAGGTAAGTAGGAATGTCCAATTGCATTTATAAATAGTTTCCTGATATCACCCAAGTGTTGTGAGTAACGAGTGTCAGTATAAGTTAGTACTCTAACTTGCAGTCCTGAACAGAAAGATAAATCAAAATATACCTTATACTCATTGGGTATTACCTGAGTAGATTGTATATCCGATACCCATACTAATGAACTACAATTAAAGACATGGAGAGGAGTAAGTTCCTCTCCGATTATCTTATCAACCAGCTTCTTATATAACTTAGTAATCATAACTCTTAAGTGTTACATTTTGATGTTTACAATGAGGACAAGTCCAATCCTTAGTATGCCAAGGACCTCTTAAATCCTTTATATCGCTCTCCTTGAATTTCTTCTTGCAATGATGACATTTGTATTTGTATTCATTGCAATCATTATCTAACAGAATAGATAAAACTATTCCGAGTATCATCCCCAATATTGGGAGTATTAATAAGTATTCCATATCTTTTAATTTAATGATTAATGCCCTATGTCCCTAATAAGGATGTAATTACTTTTCTCCTACGGAGAAAAGTAATTACTCATAGTACTTACAAGTCTACTTAAGTAAGGCCTCATATTTATTCAATATCCTATTTATACAGGTTCTATTGACTTTAAAACGTTTCCCAATTCTACTAGATGACCATCCTAAAGATTTTAATCTTATAACCCTTCTATGAGCCCTTATAGAAACTTTACGATAATCACGTTTATCTAATCTCATCTGAGACATATTCTCAGCTTGTGTACCCCAATATAAATTATCTACATGATTATTTAATGGGTTATTATCTTTGTGACATACACAAGGTTTATTCTCTGGGTTAGGTATATAAGCTAAAGCTACTAACCTATGTACCTTAGCTAATCTCCTAATACCTAATTTTGGATTTCTTAAAGTAACGTATGGCCTTCCGTCATGTTTGGTATATTTAGTTTTTAACAAATGATAATCCTTTAGATAACCGTGTCGATTATTCTTTCGGGAATATACTTTACCATCAACAGTTACATAGTAACCTGGGAAATCTGATATATTATCTTTCATAACTTATGTTTAGGACGTTTTACTAAAATTACTTTTAATTTCTCTACTTGATAATACCTTTTTCTAGCTCTAGCATGTCTAGATAAGTAATTACCTGGATACATTAAATCATCTACATAAGCTTTCTTTTTAGAAGAGTCGGTTCGAACTAATCTACCTAAGAATTGGATAGTTTTCTCGTTAGATAACATACTTGCTGCATTAAGTAAATACCTAAGCTTAGGAAAGTTTTTACCTCGAGCAATGATTGTAGTTGATACCAGGATATCTATCTTACCTTCTCTAAAATCCTTCATTATTTGTTGTCTTAACTTAGAATGAGTATTAACATGCACATAGGCAATATTATAGGCATCGCCCAGTTTCTTTTTAAAGAACTTATATAGATTTTCACAATGTGCAATATGCTTGCATACTACAAGTGCAGGATATCTACCTTGGTTAATATTCCATTTTAACCGAGCATAGGCCATTCTCTTGGCATATTTATTCAAGGTAATAGAATCATCATAGATGTCTTTATAAGTTACAAACTCGGATTCCCAATTACCATACCAAGGTCTACTTGGTACCATCTTTACGATTGTTTTAGTTGAGTAACCTTTCTTGATAGAATCCTTAAGTTTAAACTCGGCAATCACTTTACCAAAGAAACATTCAAGGTTCATATTCTTAACTTTATCCTTAGCAAGCTTACTCATATAAATGGTACCAGATAATCCTATACGAATTCTGGTATTAAATAACCGAGTAAGTACATTCTGATATTGTTTACTTCCACCTTGGTCTGCCTCATCTACCAAAACCATATCTATCTTGGATAATTCCTGTTGATAGAATCTCATGTTTCGAGAAATAGATTGAACCATACCAATTGTAAAGTTACTCCAGTTTAAAACCTTACCTTGAACAAAGGTTATATCTTCTCCCGGGAGATATTGCTTAAACTCTTCTCTAGCTTGATTCAACCAATCAGAGTCATTAGTTATTAGCAAAGTCTTTAACTGTCTCTTATAAGATAAATATAAAGATGACATGATAAGAGTTTTACCTGCATTAACAGTATAATCTAAAACTCCAATCTGAAAGAGAGAGTTACCTACTTGGTTAGATATAATTGCCTTTACAGCTTTCTCTTGTTCTGGTCTTAATTTATACTTACCTATTTTCGTAACTACCCTTTTGACTTTGGGTAAAGGTTTCCGCATATCTACAACTTTAGGTTTAATTCCATACTCAATACACTTTTCATATACTGCCGGAAGAAAACCTATCTTAAACTCACCATGCTTGTTTATATAATGTATCTTACCATCCCAGTTCTGCATACCTCTTTGCCTTGTACGTAAGTAGAAAGCATTAGGATGTCTAACCGAAAATTCCTGGTAGAGTTTCTGTGCGAACTTAAGAGGTAAATCAAGTTCGCACATATTTCCGTTTTGTATTATTATCCTACTCATTTGATAATTACCGTTACACCTTTAGTAGCTTTATCCATTCCCATTGCTTCCTTGAGAAGTTTAATGTGATGTTCCTCATCAGCAACCAACTTATTCAATAAGTACATCACGTCATCATAATCTGCCCGGTCATTGTATAAAGCTACGTTATTCATAATCTTCTTGTAATGACCGATAGTTTCTATTTCTGAATCTAAGGCGATCTTCAAAGCACTCTCAGGAGAAAAACCTACCTCTACCTTTGGATAAATATCCATAACTGGATTCTCCTCGTATGGGTCTGCCTTCTGTAAGAAATCCGATAATTTATCGTAGTGTCTCATCTCTACTAAACCAATACCCAACATAAGTTCTGCAATAGGTTCGAACCTTGAAGACTGTTGAGTATACATTAGGATAGCACTAATCTCTGAGAAAGGTTTATCCTTCAGAGCATCCTTGAACATATTAACAATATCATCTGGCCAAGGTTCGATATCATTGAAGTCAGGATAATCTACTGACTGGTCTGAATACTTGAGGACATCAATAAAAGCATTAGCTGCATCCTCTACTCTGTTACCTAAAAATTTTAAAGCTTTCATAACGTTACGTTTTTAATTATTAATTTTTTCCCAAAGAGAACCTTCAACTTCAGGTTCCTCTTCCAGAGATTTTTTGTTCTTATACTTATATAAATACTTATTGTATCTTTCGATTGCTTTATCCGTATACATCTGGGCAATATCTGGTAATCCATTACACCATGCAAGAGATTCAAACTGAGCATCAATGAATGTCTTATAATCCCAACCTTCTTCTTTTAAGAATTTCCCTACCTTTGCAAAGTGTACATACTTCTCTGGTTTATTTTCATAAGATTCATATATACCAGTTGCCTTAGCAATCTTACCTATAAAATAATCATGTATCTCTTTAGTAAGCTTTGAATCAGAATATTGCAATTCTATTTCAGCATCTACTTGATTAGTAATATTGTCCTGCATAGATATCAACCTTTGCATAACATTCCTATAATCAGTCATCCTCTTTAAGCCTGTCTCAATATATTTAATAAAACCTTCCCGAGTATCAAATTTAAAATCCTCACAGAAGGTATTACATATCTCGGCAAGCTTTTTACAATTTGCCCATTCCCTTGTATTACTTTCGTTTATTTTACGAACTCCTCTATGCTTTAACTTTATACGGGTTGCATATAAAATATCAGCAACTAAGGCAGCATTCCCTTTGGATGCTAGTAATAGGTTAGTTACTTTCTTAGTTGTCCCTTTATTAGAAACAACTACTGCTCTAGTATTTATTGCCGATTTACGAGCAATAACAAAAAAAGCCTCAACTGGGAAGTTATCTACCTCTAAGGTATTTAATATTTCCTCAAATTGAGACTTAGTAATGTGAATGCTGGGTTCTCTCATTTTATCCTCTTACAAACTAAAACTCCATTAATACAACCTTCATTATAATCCATTGGGCATTTTTTCCCATAAAGGTTTTTAGTGGGAGAACCAAATGATACATAATATGAACCTCTATTGGTACCTACATACCAAGTAACATTTTCGGGTAAGTTTAAAGTATAATCCCTAACTTTACCATCAACCATCTCACATCTGAAAACCATATTCTTCCTTGGTTGGGGTTTTTCAAACCAACTTACAACTGGGAAGAAATATCCCATAATTAAAAGAGCAGCCAAAACTATTGAAGTCTTAACTACATAATCGATTATCTTCATCATATCATTAATATTTTAAGTTATATAATATAATAGGTAATCCTTACTCCAAAGAGTTTCGGATTTGAATTAAATCTTGATAACTTTGATACCTTGTTTGATATACTAACCTAAGAGTTTCCTTTCTCCCTAAATCGTTTACATCTTTTCCTTCTGGTAAAAACACCACCTTGACTTTTTTATAGGCAACAAGTTTGAGCGCAAGATTGATTGCGTATTTCTTGGCGTCTGGGTCCAGCAATATAATAAATCTTTCGCATGAGGATTTAAGTAATTCATTGACTTGATATCCAGATATAGCTTTACCCATTGTGGCAATGCCTCTATCTCCAAGTGTGAGAGCATTAAGTGCTCCTTCGCAAATGAATACCGACCTGTACATTTCCAATGCGTCATAATTAAATATGATAAACTCTTTTCCAAGGCCTGTGATATCTTTGTTGGGGTTGTTATACCGAGGACCGTTTCCGATAACTTTTCTGGCATTGTAATACCTAAGTTGTCCATGATAATAGAACGGTATAATAAGGTACCCGAAGAAAGGTTCCTTCGTCGCATAGCCAACTCCATGTTTACATAATTCTTCGATGCTAAATCCGCGGCCTTTGACATAGCTTCTAATGCTCCTTGCAATTTGTGAATCTCCGATACTAAGGAGTCTAAAACTATCGGGTAAATACAAAGGTTTAGCTTTGGCAAGTTCAACCTTCTCATCGTGAAATTCAAGTTCTTCGAATTGTCCATTGTTTAAGAAATTTATAAGTTCGTGATAAGTATCGAATCCCTCAACATCCATAACTAATTGTGAAGGATTCGGATGCTCATTACATCTAAAGCAATTAGTTCTGTACATGGAAAGATTAACTCCCATTTTTAATTCCCTATGACAGTAAGGGCAAGTTGGGAGTTTCATCCAGCCATGTTTATATTCAAAAGCTCCAAGTCTTTTAATGAAATAAGTTTTGAGCTTAGACTTAAACTGATTTGTTATTTTCATGTTCCTTTATAGCTTTACGAATTACTTTTCGGATTCTCTTTAAATCCTCTAAATCCAGGTCACTGATGGAAATTGTTTGCCAACCATTATGGGATATTTCTAAAGCTAATCCATCAGTCCATCTATCTTTTACTACTTCTACTTTCTTTGTTCTCATTCTTCTTTTTACCACAGATTCTACAATAGGTTCTGGTACGATATTTAGTATAATATTGAACTCTCTTACTACCTCCTTTCCTTGTATATTTTGGTCTTTTCCTGGTTTCCCACCAATGCTCTGTTATCCAATCATGAATACCAAGTTTACATTTATATATCTCCAGTTGTCCTTTCTCTTTTCTTGGAATCAGCATCTGGATTATCTTTCTTTTTAAATTGCTCATCCAATTTACTACCGTATACTTCATCATATTGCTTTCGTTGTTCTTTAGTAAATTCTGTACATCTTTGTCTTTCGACATCACATTTGAATAAAGCCCTACCCGAAGGAAGACCATCTCTTTGTACTACAATCTCAACTCGAAGAATATTATCTTTCTCCTCTTGCTCAGTACAATTAAGACCCATTATAAATTGAGCATTACGAACAATTGCAATTGAACCAGAGATATCATTCTCATCATACTTGGTAGTTCTATGTTTCTTACCCTCCCTTGTAATATGATGAGCAGTCCATATAACATCTAAGTGTAGTTCCTCTGCTAAGTTCTGTAAGTCAATATATACGTTTGAGATTCTATCAAAATCCTCTTTATCTTTAGCTAATGATGCAAGCTTACCTGCATAATCGACCATCAATACCTTAATATCAATTCCCTGGCTTCTAAGAGTTAATATCTTCTCTCTTATATAATTGCAGTCAGTAATTAATGCGGGTACTCTTTCAACTACCAATTCAACTCCAAACCTTGCCAATTTCCTTAAATGCTTAGCCTCGAGTTTATCGTAATCTCCGGAATATAATTCCTTCTTTGTTTTATTGATACTTGATTGAATGAAACGGTCCATGATTTGTTCTTGGCCATTTTCTGTATCTATATATAATACCGATTTCTTCATTCTTAGGTACCCTCTTGCAAGGTTTACCATGAAGAATGTTTTCTTTGCCTTAGGTCTATCCAAGATTACATTTACTGAAGCTACTGGAAATCCACCAGCATTGGTCAAATCATTCAATTGTCTAAACGGACAGGGAACTACTGAAGGTTCAGATTGCCTTTTAAATTGTCTCTCCGTAACATCCCGAATCATGTATAATGGTTCATCCTCTTTCTTAGGCTTACTCTTTTGAAGAACCTTCTCAATCTTTTTAGAGTATTCTTCGTATTGTTCGAAGTTATCTAAATCGAATGAATCATTCAAGTTCTTCATCTCAACATAAGTAGAGAACTTATAAATCTTCTCCTTAATATAATCCGAATCCGATAGTTGAATTGAATAGAGGTTTTTAATGGTTCTCTCAATAGTTGGGATGTCATCCTTAGTTACTAAATCTACATAAGCCTTGGATTCTAGCATTTCCTTTATCACTTCCTTTAATACATTCTGAGAAGGTATCTTTTTTGTCTTCTTAAAGTACTTAAGTATACCCTCACATATTAAGGAATGCTCAATAAGAACTAAGTAACTGGGTTTTAACCTTTCCAGTACTAAACCTCCTTCCTTGTCTTGAATAATGAACCGGAGTATCTCTAACTGGAAGTCCGGTGTAAAGCTAAATTTGATTTTATCTTTTTTCATACATTAATATATTGCAATATAATAACTAATAGATTTTGATAGTCTCCATATAGTTCTGAACTCATGTCCACAGTATCTAGTCTTCTAATCCTCAGCCGCTTGGTGAAATATTTTGATATTCTTATATTATATAATGAATAATTTTATATATTTGCACTAACGAAATATTTATAAAGATATGAGAAAGACCAACGGTAATAATGGTTCAGAACTGCACAGATTAAAATCTATGCAGGATTATGATGAAGCCATGTTTAATAGGTTGTATAAAGTTTGTAAACCTGTTATTAGGAACCTAACCAAACAGATAGATTACAAAAGATTCAACCTTACTCCAGATATAATATCTTCTTATTTCTGGGATAAAATGTTATTTGTTTTTAATAAGTACTACGGTACTTGTAGTGAAGAACATCTTAAAGCAAGAATCTTATCATCTCTAGCTACTTTTAAAAATAAGCTTCTGAGATTTGCCTATGGAGAGGTTGCAGAATATAACCAGAACTTATTTAAGCTTGAGGATTTATTTGATAATGATAAGGAACTCGAAGATGATGAGGAAGAAACTAAAGCTAAAGAAGATATGTTGGAATTGCTTTATGATTATATGAAAGCTAATCTATCTTCGGATGCTTATATGTTATTCGAGGTATTAGTAACTCCTCCACCATATATTAAAGAACGTATGCCTGAGTCAGGAAGAATTACCAATATACTTTTAGTAGAGTTCTTTGATATGCCTCGAACTAAAAACTCTATCAAATATATTAGTGAACTCAAGGCTGATATCCAATACTGGGAAGAGAAAGCCAAAGAAGAACTGCATTACTAAACACAAAAAGAAAGGGACGTTTCCCAACGTCCCTATCCCAATTGTTAAGCAATTCATAAATTAAAAGTTCATTGATATTGTTACAAGTAGTTACACATTATTATAGTTTTATAATGTATGCTAGTACATAATATGGTGGTCTGTTTTCGTGTGGTTGACCTCCACCTACAGCTCGGGTATCATGGTCCCAAAGTGCTACATAAGAATTATCCCTATCAGTTTTACTACTACCATAGAGGTTATTACCAATCCACTGGGAACCATTGATACCTATACCGTCGTGAGCCTCAATATAATAGGCATCTGCAAAGCTATGGACATGAGAAGGTATTTCTGGAGTGGTCAAAGTAACCTTCTCTTGGCCACCAGTATTACCGATAAGATTATAATCCTCATTACCCGATTGCCAACCTACTACGAACTTACCTGATAAGTCTGGGGTTTGTAAGTCATCTACAATCTGACCATTACATAAAGCCCAGCCATTGGGTACTTGAGTACCATTCCACATGACAATTAATCCTCTTGGTATACTGGAGCCTTCCATACTACCTAACTTCTCATCTATATAAGCCTTGATATCAAAATTCGGGAATCCCTGCAATAACCGTAAGAGAGTTTCTACATTAGATTGTTGTATACCATGTATAGCAGTATTATATTCTACTGGTTGAGGGAATCTTCCACCGTAAGGGACAATAGAATATTTCTCTACCGTATTATCCATGGAGTTAATACCTTGACCATAAATACCTACCAATACCATAGAGGATTTGTCTACCAAACCTTGAGCTACAGAAGCCATAGCTCTATTAGCTAGTGACTCATAAGTTAATTCCGTATCTTCTAATACGTTTATTTTTGACAAGTTTCTAGATTCCTTAGCACTTGGGTATAATGGGTCTACCGACTTTTTATACAAACTGTAGAAGGAATTAGATTCATTCCAGAAAGCCCTGAACTGTACTGGGTTCTGTACTGGTTCTTCCAAAGGAGTATGATAAGCGAATACAATCACATCTTCATTACTACCCTTAGAACCTTCGATATTTGGGATACTGATAGTTGCAGCATCAGATATAAATATCATTCCATCCCGGGCAATACATCCGAAATTAACTTCCGGTCCTTCTCCAGAATCCGAAGCCTTAGTCATATACCTGGCAATAATTCTATCCTTCATTGCCAGGTAAGCCGGTGAGGTAGGTTCTCCATTCGGAGATATTGTGATAGCATTGTTGGTTATCACTGCTGAACCGAATCCACAAAATGGACCTATGCCAATGGGTGCAGCTATTGCTTCAGCTGCATCCTTGGACTTAATAATACCTTCATAATCGAAATAAGTTTTCATACTGTATCTTCGTTTTTATTGTTCTTAAAATCTTTCGATTGATTCCTCATATCTTGGAAAGCCTCTCCTACATCTTTGAACTTGAATGTTATAAATTTCCATAAGATAGCCCATATACTATACCTTTTCTTTACTCCATGGAGTTCACATATATGGTTGTAAATACTATCTATTTCGAAATAATAACATAGTATCATGATTGTTATCGAAACTGTTATAGGATTAAGTCCGTATGGGTCTCCAATAGCCTTACCTATAACGGCACCAAGTAATACATAACATAAATAATCAATAACTTTATTAAGAGTTCTTCTTCCTGCTATAGATTTTCTTACTTCTATACCCTGCATCCTACTGACGGATATTCCAAACCAGAAGTCCGAGAGTATTAATACAAAGGCTAATAAAATCATCCACCTTAGGTCAAAGATAATGGCATGGCATTCAGAAGTGAATCCTATAATACCAGTTTTGAAGATTGTGTTAAAAGAGTTGCTTTCCATCTGTTTTTATTCTATTTTAAGTTTCCATTCTGTTCCTTCGGGAACCTCTATTTGGATTCCCTGCTCTGATATATCGTTGGATTCCCATACTAATTCTGTTTTATCTACTATGTCTTTCATACTTACTAAGAATACTGCTTTGACTGCAGGATTATCTTTTACATAGAAAGTATGTCTTCCAGGTAGATTAGTAAAGAATTGATAAGGACTGGTGTGAACTACATCGGGAGCTGACTCATAAATTATATCACCAGAATCTCCAGTATCTGAAGTACAGGTTACGATAGTAGATACTTCTGGTACACTACTACTTAGTTCTGCACTTACGGGATTAAGAGTTAATGTATACTGAGGTACTACTTTTTTTACCGTTAAAGTTACTACAGAACCTTGATAATAAAATTCATAGGTTCTTGGTTCACCCATAGTTATTAAAAGGTTAGAACTATAAGTTTCTGAAGAACCTTCTAACTCAATGCCAGTAATTACATTACCTCCATCTCCATACCTTAAATAGAATTGGCAATTCTGATTCTTGGTTAATTGGTAACCGGCCTTGATATAATGGGTTGGTTCCGTTTGAGAATATGGTTCTAGTTCATACCAATTTTCATCATCCGGATTCATAGGTTCTAACCATAAGTAGGATTCTGGTGTAGGTACATATTCTAATACCTCTACCTCTACCGTTTTGGTTGGGTCTCCTACGGATTCGAATTTATAAATACCAGCCTCATTAAAAGGATAGTCTGTACTTCTACCATAATAGAAATCGGGTCCTTCTACGTATCTATCATCCAATTCTACACTTCCAAGCTTTACCCATGTACCAGAAGTATTTTTTCTGTATACATTTACATTCTTATCGAAGTATGAATATAAGTTAGCGCTTTCAAAAGTAGAATAATAGATACCAGAAGTAAGGAACAGCTTAATGGAAGCAGTGCCCTGAGCATTCAGATTAAGCTTCTTATTGGATACTCCAATGCCATAAGTAATTGTGTATCCCAATCTGTAAGCAACTACTGTACCATAGTTTGCAGAATTACCAGAAGTATCTTTGGTACATCTGAATAGGAATGTACCAACTTGGGTAGGAGTCCATCTAGAACCATTCCTAACCAATACTCCTGGGTCTGTAGTAAGTACGGCAATTAAGTCAGCAGTGTTTTCATTTGGGTCTGAGGAACGAATGGTTATCTTAGATGATTCTCGATTAGTAATGTTTACATTTCGAGGTTCACATATTACAGTATAGTTAGTAGCTATTGCTGTAACATTTAAGATTACCCTCTTTGCCGGGAAGTCTGCAATAACAAATTCATAAGTACCTGCAGAAGTTATTTCCCAAATAGAACCAGAGGGTTTAGTTTCATGAGTATTGATTAACTGAACATCTACAGGTCTGATATTGCCTTGGTAATTCATATTAGCAGTAACCTTAATCTCAATCTTGGGATTACTACCAGTGATTACCAAGTTATCTAAATCTGTACCACCACTTATTAAGTCGGCATAGATATGATAGGATTTAGTGTAGTATTCTAAGCCTACATCTACATAAGTAGTTACTGAGTTATCTCCAACGCTCCTGAAGTAATATCTTTGGTCACCTTTCTTTGCATAGAAGATAGAACCGCTTTCATATAACTTAGAGCTCCATTTATTTTCGGATGGGTCATATCCAGTTACCTGATATCTTAAATCTGCATCATCATAATCTGAAGTTACAGTTACTCGGATAGGTACTTCGGTAATATGTCCCGTTACGATTTTGACTGGAGATATCAGGGGTTCTGCAACTATCTTATAATTGTAGGCTAAATCGAAACCATACTGGATGTTACCTGATACATTGTAAGGTAAAAATCTATCGAATAGTCTATCGATAGACTGTTTGAAAGCTTTAAACTCTTTAGTTGGGGATGTGAAGCCATGGCCCCCAATATTGATATCTACCTGGATACATTGAGCACAACCATAAATCTTATCATAGTTGTACTTATCATACCTGGAATAATCCGTATCATATAATGGGTCTACCTTTTCCCACTTATCCATTTCTCCATCGGTTGGGTCTACAATGGTACATGTTAACCCATACATATTAAAAAGAATCTCGAAGAACTTCCTTGAGCCTCTGATTTTAAGTAATGAGATTGAGTACTTTAAAATTGTACGAATCTGTTCATCACTTAAATTAGGAACTCCTGTATGCTCTCCTGTTCTAGCAAAGGGTAATTCTCCCAAGAACTCCCAGAGGTAGTTTAAATACCTCTGCTGAGTTTTATCGATATCGATTAAATCTAGAATATTATCAATATCAGAAGTAATATTATCTTGGAAGTATGAACCACATATTTCTAGAAATCTTTCTAATATGCCCTTACCATCAACTTTATAAGTATCTTGCTCTTTAAATTCGAATGGTAAGAAATCAATTAGGTTTTTAAGATTTATCATATGGTCTCATTTACTTTAAGTGTTAACTGACTTGAGTCTTCGAATACCGGGATATTATAACCTGGGTCTGTATAATCCCTGTTAGGTTCTGCAATGGTTATGGTATACCTGAATCCAGATTGGTAGCCATTGTTCTGAATATCAAGGGCAAAGATAAACCCATTTATATTATCTCGGATTTGAGTAGTCTTACCTACTTCCCCATCATAAGAGAATCCCCCCTTCAGAGACTTGATTGTAAATTTAGTTCCTGAAGAGAAAGATATAAAGTAGTCCATAGAACCATTAGCCTCATCCAATTGGAATTGACCAAGGATTAATTCCTTGTTACCATAGATTGTTATAGGCCAAGGTTTAGTATAGAACTTCTTCAGATGTAAGTAATCTACTGATTCCAAGTTATCGATAAGGGCATAGATATCGGAGATTCTTACACTACCACCAATGTCTGAACTCTCTGGAGAATAAGCATTAAATAAAGCACTAAGTATTTGGGATTGAATCTCTGAAGTCTTATATGACTTCTTACCAGTAACTTCTATATCTAATATGATATTAACTCTACCTGCCGACTTAACAGTTAACCAAGTAGTAAGGGGTGAATTCTGATGTAAGATATCATATACCTTCTTAATCATGGCAGAGTCGGCAATTACACCATTGTCTGGTGCAATGTATACAATAAGTTTTCTACCGCATTCGTATTCAGCTTTAGCTTTACTAACTCCATCTACCAGTTTAGCTAAGTCTACAAAGTCCTGTTTAGTAACAGCTACTCCCATAGTCTTAACACTCAAGGGTATATGTTCCTTGAGCATACTGAAATTTTCATAGCTTGAACCACCACCTGCATTGTAGGTATTACTTACAGTAGCATCTGATACTGAAGAGGATATTACTGAAGGCACAGATGTAATGGTACCAGACTTAACGTTACCATTAATACCGGTAGTGAGATAGAATACTACATCAGAAATCTTTGCACCTGCTGCAGGTTTCTTTCCATTCTTACCATCTCCAAAGTAAATATAAGGATTAAGAGATTCATCTATCACTACCATAAAATGATTATCTGTAGGCTTTGAATAAGCAAAAGTATTTACTAATACCCAGGATTCTCCACCGATTTTCAGGGTCATAGTTCCGTGTTCGTAATATTTACCATTAGGTAAAGTACCAAGAGTAATCATTACACGTTCATCAGAAGGTATAACCATACCATTGATTTGACTTTCGGTATATAATTCATGTTGTACTACAGGTACCTTACAATCGGTAACATTAGCATACCAAACTACATCTCGAGTAGATAACCATTTGTTACCTGACTGGTCTGTAAATAGAGTTCCGGATGGGATAGTTAACTTAGCACCAATAGAATCTCCTGATACATCCCGAGATATAGTTAAATCTACTGATGCTGCAATAGCACCCCTTGCATGATAATCTACCAAGGCTCCATGCCTAACTACCGAAGTATATTTCCGAGCAGTAGGTAAGAAGGTTTCCCTTGCCATATTATCGATGTAATAGTGAAGAACTTCGGCAATAGCCGCAAATAATGAAAGGATAATGATTAATATATTTCCTTCCGAGTAATCCGTTATGAGTACATTCCCATCTTTATCTTTTATACCCATAAGAGATTCTATCAGCTTGGCCTTAATCTGTTGATAAGACCTCTGATAAGGGTTGAGCCATTTATTAGTGATTCCCATATTATTTTGTATTTAATGAATTATCTAAGTTGTTATAGGTAAGGTATAGGTATTGGCTAGAGCCTGTACCATTAATAGAATATTCTACTTCTATGTTTACCTTTGCATCAACTCTAGCAACCTTGATACCTTTAAAGGTTAATCTTTGTTCCCAGGTACCAATTGCAGTTTTTATAAATTCTTTAATAATAAAACTCAGGGCTTGTGAATTTGGCTCTTCTATACATTCCCATAGACGATTCCCAAAGTTTTCCTGTCGAAATCTCTGGCCTATCATATAATATAGGATAGAGTTAATATTATTCCTTACTAACTCCATATCTCCATTAACCGGATACCATCCAGTTTCACCGTTTTCGTTTCTGTTTAGTTTAATAGGGAAAGTCATACCTTTTCCTATTATGTCAGTAAAGTAATTATCCATTAATGTATACATTTAGTATCCTCGTAATCTTCTTGTTTGAATTCCGAGAATGGTTGACTTGCTTGAGTTACAGTAGGTCCTGAAGAACCAGGTCCAGTAGTTACACCAGAGTGTACATGAGAATTGAATAGAGCTCTAAGTGATTCTAGTTCTTGAACAGTTTGATTTAACTTCTCGGTTAATTCTTTGATATTAACCACTCCTTGGTTTGTACCTTGATTCAAGATTACTGTATCACCTGAACCTACATTTACATCTCCTTGAGCTTGGATAGATACGTTACCTTTTGCAGCTACTCCAATATCTCCATTGATATATATGGTTAATCTACCATTGTCATCATCTAAAGTTATTAGATTACCTTCTGGAGTAATGATACCCATCTTGTTTGGTCCGTCTAAAGGACTGGGTATCTGATTCAAAGCCCAACCATGGTATTCCCAAAGAGGTTTAGTTGGGTCTCCAAATTCAAAGGTAACAAATACTATATCACCAACCTTAGGAGCTAAGAACTTAAATCCATTATTGATAGAACCATGTTGACCCTTTGGATAAGCCCAAGATATGATACCATTCATTACTTCTGGGCAACATACCTTGATACGATTCATATGTTTTTCTTGGTCATCATTATCTACCACAATGCCTCGATAAACTGAGTAGTATCTACCCAATCCTTCGAGGCCATCTTCTGTTATTAACTTAGCGGTCGAGTACATTATCGGTTATTTTTTTTTGTTTTTTACTACATTAAGATATTCGTTTCTTGCCCACTCTGACCAGTCAAAAGAATACTTCTCTTTCATAGCCGGTGTTACTTTAGATTGGTCTACCTTAACTACTTTGGTTTTACCATAGATTGCAGTACCATTAGAGGTAACTATAGTACCTTCAGTTCTTACAGTACCTGCTGCTAAAGCTTGTGGGTCTTTAGCATTAAGTTCATCGTAATAGAATTTATTCTGTAAGAACTCTCCTGCACCTTTCTTATCTATGATTACATTCTTATCGTTCATGAATCTTTCCTTAAAGTAAACTGCTTCACTGTAAGTGAACTCATGAACAATATTAGAAGCATTAGCAGTACTCTTCTTGTCTTTACCAAATTGAGTTTTAGCTCTATCCTTAGCATCATTGCTTACTATATCTTGAGTACTAAGTTGAGTCTTGGATGTAGTCTGACCCGCCTTGGCATTACTCTTTATCAAATCCAAAGTACATAGATAACCCTGACCTGCATCCATTGAATGTTGTACTGATTTAATATACCAATACCCGGACCAACGTTTACCCACATTTTCTAAAGAGATTACCTGAGAAGATTGTAATGAAGGTCTACCAACTACAGTCATTTGGCATACTAATTTCCTTTCTGTAGTTTTAAGACCTCCATTGGCATTAGCATTCATGGCCCAAGCTACTTTATCAGTTCCACCATATCTACCAAATAGATTATGATATAATTTATATATTGGTACTAATACTGGGACCTTCTTCATCCTTCGAATCTTAACCTTAGCTTTAACCTTACGAGTCATAGTAGGTGTAGTTACTCCCTCACCAGAATATTTTAATTCATAGGTATCAGGGTATACAGTAATATATGGATTCTTTTCCATAGCTGCTATACCTCTCTGAGATTGGTCATTAGCTGAAGCAATTTTAAATTTATTACCTTGAGTATCTCTAAGGTCTATCATGTGTAAAGGTGTCATACCTTCCGGGTCATATTCACGAGGGTCTACCCATTCTTCTGCAAGGTATTCCATTTTGTATTCTCCAGTGAATAGGTATCTTTCGTTTTCTAGTAATTGCCTTAGATTACTTTCTAACTCTTTCCCATTCTTAGAGTTCTTTAGGATTTGCTGAAGTTGTCTCTTCTTATCGCTTGGTAAATTATTAGCTGCCGTATTGATAGCTTCCCTATATTGGTCAGTACTTAAGTTATCTAACATCTCTTGTTTACCTGCTTGATAAGCAACATAGGGTTTCTTAGAACCATATTCTTTTACTGCTTGATTATGTTTCTGAGCTTTAGCTCCATACCTTTGCTCAGCTTCCATCTCTGCAGCAATGTTAGTAGTAGGATGACTACGATAATCTTCATAAGGTACACTACCATAATTGACTACCATAGTATTATCTACTTGAGCTACATAAGGAGTAGTAACTGTAGACATTTCCTCTTTAGCTTTTTCTGGTTCTTTTATATCGGTAGAACCTACAATAAGACCTTTATCATCGGGGTCTATAGTTTCGGTTAATTGAGCCTTTGCCCTTTTAGTTACATTCTGCATGGTAAAGGATACCCTAAGTACCTCTCCATTCTCGGATTGATATATGTAATTGTATTCAGGCTCTTGAGTAAACTTTCGATTGTGAATATAGATTACACCATCCCGAGAATCAATATACCAAGGTCCATTAGGATAACCTTTCATCTTCTGTTCTAATTGAACCAAGATGTTATTCCCTATTAATCCTAAGTCACTATCTATCAGAGCTTTTAAATCTGCCGGCATAGGTACTTGAGCTACTCCACTAAAGCTATTAGCGTAAAGTATCTTTCCAACAGTATTTCGACTTTGTTCTGTCGGGACCTGTAGTGACTCGTAGACTTTATTACTTATTACTTGTTTAGCCATTACTGAAATATTTCTATGATTACACCGATGTCATTGTTACAACCATTATCTAAAAAATTAGATAGGCTATACTCTGATAAATCTGAATGTGTATAAGGTGGTTGGAATCTTAAATCCCCAACTGTATCTATACACTTTAATGTCACATGAGTACCAGTAGAATCGAATACACAATCCAAATCTCTTACCTTAATACTTCGTACTGGGCTCGAAATGAATTGACCATCAGGATATATGTATCCCCACTGAAGATAAATAATAGAGCTTTCCTGGAGTTCTGGGATATCTACTGTATCCGGGTCTCCAGTATCAAATGTAATGGTTGCTAAGTTTTCCTTCTCTTCATCATATTTGTAGCTCCAATTACTTATATAAGCGCCAAGAGGTATGCCTGTAATTGCATTCATTATGGGCATACCTCCAGAATCGAACAGTGCCATATAAGGTGTTGCTGTTCCATTATAAAGAATTGGTTGATTAGGTTTCTTAGTTGCCATACATTGGTATCCGTATTAATTGATAAGGTTCGAGTTCTGCAAGAGGGTTTAAGATATTATTAGCCTCAGCTATTAAATACCATTTCCCAGAATCACCATAGTAACGATAAGCAATGTTCTGTAGGGTTTCTCCATCCATTACTGTATGTTGCTTATCGTTACTTGTATTGGGAACTAAAGGTGGGGTTACCTCCAAAGAATAATCACCCTCATCATATTTAAGAGCTACTGCCCCATCATAGGGGCTAGCTCCAGTTAAGTATTGATTCAAGTCTATCATAAACTTATTCCTTTCGTTTTCTTTAGAGCTTCTTCACTTACAATATCTGCATAGGATAAGTTGTAAGCACTTACTCTCTTGAAGATTAATTCTTGAGTTGCAGCTGCAGGAAGTAATTTCAAATCATCAATCTCGCATGACTTACTTGCAACCCTTGTCCTTGAAGCATTTCGGAAATTGTTTAATGTATAGGTTGCTGAAGTAAGGATGTATTGATGGTTCTCAAATATACCAGAATTACCCCATTCTATTTTTAAGATGGGGGGGCTTGCCTGATATGAGTTTGCCTTAGACCACATCTCAAGTAATCTACATTTAGTGATTACCTCTTCTGGATTTTCTGGGTCATTACAGAACCAAGATACATTGAATTGAATTATATCCTCTGCTCCAGTGTAATGATACATGGGAGTATTACGTCCCATTGATTTAATGGTAGCCCAAGTAGTTTCTCCTCGGAAGTCAATAGAGGGAGGTCTATTTTGAAGAGTGATATATTGATAAGGTGTTGATACCAAATTATATATTACTACTTGGTTCATATTACGAACTTCGGGCATTACCATAAAAAGTTCTTTATTCTTATTTACGGAATTACCCTTAGCTGGGTCCATTTCTTCATAACCAAAAGGAACTCCACCTTCTACCTGATGTTTTAATTCCATCCGATATTGGTTTTGTATCCTTTGGTTTACTTTTGGATTCTTTGAGGTAGCTCTTGGTCCAAAAGGATTATTAGGGTCATATATCTTTCCTTTATCTGCAGTGTCTTTAGGTAAAGTAGATGTAGCCCTGTTTAAATAAATCCTGGCCCTCCAAAGTTTATTTAAAGGACCAGTAAGAACTCCGGCAGAATCCCTGGTAAGGTCATTATACTTTTCAACAACCCCACCTGCTATTTGATTCAATATTCTTGCCATAATTGTTTTAGTTTATTCCTAAAGCTATACCAGTAAAATCTTGTTGGCCTCCAGGAGCAAAGTCTCCAGCAGGTTCTCCATCTACTGAGATATTGATTCTTGAATCCTTGAAGCCATCCCTGATTGCAGACCTAACTGCATCCACAAAAGCCTGTTGGTTTCTTTCTTGAATGGAAGCTTTGCTTTCCTCTGAGTTTAGAGCTTCAGTATTTTTATCTACCGAACTTGTAAGACCTCCGATTACATCTATAAGTAAAGGTATACCTATAGATAAAGCTAATCCTACTGGTCCTCCTAAGAATCCCAGAAGTCTACCACCTAAGAATCCTGCAGCACCTCTGATAGCACCTTTCTTAACTACCTGCTGACCTACAGTCTTAGCCGTATTAGTTGCCATAGAACTTGCAGCTCCTGCACCAGCAAGGCCAGCCATAGATATAAATTTACCATCAGCACCTCTAGCAGCTATTCTACCATTCTTCATTTTACCTACAGTACCTCCCATGGGTAATGCAAAGAATTTACCTGGAGCCATCTGTAAGGCAGTCATCCTCATCATCATTGCAGATATATTACGAAGATGACCCTCAAGGATAGAGGCTTGAACATTAGTTCTTGTCATACCTGCAGCCATACCATCTGTCTCTGCAGTAGCTAAAGCTTGGAAAGTACTAATCATTCGAATGGTACCTGATATGAATTTAAAACCTTGATAGATTGTACCAACTATTGCTCCAGTAGCAACTACCTTTACCAAGAATTTACCAGCCCAAGTTTCTTGGATATCATTAATTATCTTAAGTAAACCTGAACCGAGTTTTAAGATAGGGCTAAATACCTGAGCTAAGGTAGAACCTGCAGTTACTATAAAGTTCTCCCAGTTTGATTTAAACTGTTCGATAATACCTGCAGGAGTTTGTAATCTTTCTTGGGTTAAACCTTCTACTGTACCTTTTGCCGAGTTTACCTTATCCATAAGTTCGGTAAGCTTATTAGTACCTGACCAATAGTCCTGGAGTAAAGCAGATGCAGCTCTGGTACCTCGAACTCCGAAGATATTAAACAAAGCAGAAGATATATCTATACCTCTTCTACCTCTAATTTTATCTCCCAGCATGGTTATAATCTTATCTAACCTTTTAAGGTTTCCTTGGGAATCCACTAGAGAAGCCGGGTCTATACCTAAAGATTTTAGCATAGTACTACCTGCTTTTTTCTGCCCGGTTACGGAAAGTGTTAAATAGCGCATCATATTTGCCAATGCAGTACCTGCAGATGAAGCTTGGATACCCTGATTACCGAGTACTCCAATTGCTGCAGCTGCATCACCCATACTGATTTTGGCATTTCTAAATTCGGCTCCTGAATATTGGAAAGATTGTGCAAGGTCGGTTAATGATATATTTGCAGAAGTTACTGCAGTTGCCAATTGGTCTACTACCTGAGTAGCATTTTGAGAAGGTATATTGAAGGTCTGCATGATGTTAGTCATCAAGTCAGCAACTCCACCTTTCTCTCCAAGAGTCATACTAAAGATAGAAGCCAGTTTAGCTGCAGGGCCAATCATTTTTTCGATTTGCTCTACATTGTTACCGGCCATTGCCAAGTACCTTTCTCCTGATGCAATATCTTTTGCTGTAAGAGGTGTTACCTCGTTGACCTCCTTAGCAACCTGCATTAGCCTTGCCTGTTGAGCAGCATTTGCTCCAGACATCTTAGAAGCTAAGAATATTTGGTCGTATACTCCTGCAGAATATTGGTAGGCTTTAGCCATACCACCAACCAATTCTTTTCCAAAATCAAAAGCATTAGCAGCAGACATTTGAATACCTCTATTCCAGGTATTCATATCATTCATCATTGTTCTGAATGAATTAGATATCCTGCCTGCTTCATTGGAGAATCGGTCTTTTAATACCATTGCAACACCGACCTCAACTAAGCTTCTACTGTTTATCATTTATTTTTAATCTTTTTTAGGTTATCATAATATTCATCGGCTAAGTCTTTAAATCTTTTTCTTTCTCGATACGGAAGACGCAAAAAGCTGAGATAATCAAGGACTATCTCAGCTCTACATATATAAGTGAATGTACCCGGGTGGTCTACGCTTCCGTCAGGTAGAAAAAAGATGATGATAGCATAACTGGGTATTCAGCCTTTTCTCCAGTAGTAGGATTTTCTACTTCTGTATTACCGCTGAATACTGGGTCATAGGCAAATACTGCCTTACGAATTTCAGCCATATCCCTTACTGAAAAGAGAGAGAAGTTTTCTACCTTTTCCCATTTGTTATCTACCAGTAATCTTAGGTTTCTTGCCATCAAGCCAGCACTCTTTGTTTGTTTTTCTATAGGTAACATAACCAACCAACGTTCTCCTGCACCGGTCATCAAGTCAAACATAACTTGTTTACCAGAAGATAATACTACTTCGTAATCTACGAGTTTCTTCTGCTCCGGATAATAAGGAATAGCATTAGGTTTTTCATCCATTTCTTTTTCGGTAGGTAATGTTCCGTAATCTTCAAATACCATTTCCCGAAGTGATTGACCATAAGTTACTGGCCCACCATTCTGGCCCCAATTATATTCAAATTCTACTTCTTCACCAAGTGAGAAGATTCTTGACATGAAGATAATGTGATACCGATCATTCAAAGGGATACGGTCTGCATCCTCTACCGTAAGTCTTCGGTTAGGAGTGAAGTCTGTATCTACTACGATTGCCTGAATAAACTTGGTAAGGTTCATAAGATTCTTAGAATCCATGGGATTTGATAAGATATCCTCATCGGCTCCATTCTGTTCACGGATTGAATACTTAAATCCTGACGGTGCTGTAAATTCACAAGTTCTAAATTCCATATTTATTTATTTTAATTGGTTACTTAAATCCATAGTATCTGATATAACAACAAGAAAGGGGTGAGCCCTTTCTAGGAATCCCACCCCTCCACCTAAAAATCTTAGTTGAAAATAGACTAAGCTTTTAATACTTATCGGCAGTACCTACTGAGAATTCGATACTTTCGATTGTGTTTTCTGAAGCCATTCGGTCCAGGTCTAAACCTGTAATCTTACATGGCCATACCTCTTCGAAGAGGTGGGTGTTAAGTACGGAAACTCCATCTTCGGCAAGTTCATTTACGATTACATTTTCCCAGTATTGGCTTGGTACCAAACCACCACCTGCAATCATATCCTGGCATGAATAGAGCCAGTCATGAAGCCATGTATCTGAACCCGCAGTAGTTAATAACTTTCCTACTACTAAGTTACCTACTGTAACTCTACCGGCAGTTTTAACGTCCCGGTTAACGTCTCCATGAGCAACCTGGTCAATCTCGATATCTGGCAAAGTACAAGTTTGGAACAGATAAGTATTGATAGGGTGCTTAGGGAAAGTGATACTCCAAAGGAATTTCTTTCTCGGATTTTTTACTTTTGCTCCCATGTCTTTTAGTTTTATTCGTTTTCAACAATTGATACCGACTTAGAAGCTTGGTCAATAATGATTGACATTGTAACTTCTTGCATTGGTACGATATCTTTATATTTCAGGATAGCTTTATACTTACCCTGACGAACATCTTGTTCGTTGTTCACTGAGAGTTCACTGTATGAGTTAGCATCTTGGTCACCCATCCAGGTATATTCTGACATAGCATCGCCATCTACGCAGGCATCAAGAAGAGGTTTAACCTCAAGCCAAATCTTATTCCAAGTGTTCCAGATATTGGGTTCTTCCAAATATCTTTCTAGAATTGGTCTAAGATTCTTTTTGAGATACAGATTCAATCTTACAATAGCCAGAAATCTTTCTGAATCTTGTTTTACCTGAGATGAGAAGCAATGCCATAACAAAGTTCTCTTACCCTGGTTAGGTACATCCTTTACGCAAATGATATTTACGTAGTTCTGAGCCAACTCATTAAGTTCGTTAGTTCTTGAAGGAGAACCATAATTCGGACATACAGGACCATTACCATCATAGATAATACCTCTGTTCATTCCGGCAAATGATTTCCATACACCGAATTGAGTTGCAGAAGCATCACCCAAACCAAAGATAGTTCCCAGTACATCTGAATCTACCAAGTTACCGTCTTCATTGTAGTATTTAATACCACCACCGAAGTAAGCTACATACTTAGAGTTACCTACAGTACCCAGGCAAGTCTGTACCCAGGTATTGATACCTTTCAAATCTCTTGGCTGGTCGCCTTGAGTATAATGAGTAGTATACTTGGGTACTTCGATATAATAGATATACTCCTGCAATTCCTTAATCATATCTACTGCAGCCTTGTGTACCTTAAGTATATCAGAATCTGTAGTAAGATGTTGATTAATATGAGAGCAAGCGAATTGGTATACATCTACATAATCCTTTACAAACTCAAGAGAAGCAATCCATTCATCTGCAGTAGGAGTAGTACCTGCATTACCTATAGTACCGTTAAGAGTAACCGCATCAGCAGTAATTGCTGCATTGTTAAGTTTGATATCGATTGGGTTCTTTGTTCCATCGACATCATCCGTTAACCATTTAATGAGGTTATTCCAAGATTTGATACCTTCTACTGTATCGGTCATAACCGGTACAAGGTATTCTGAATTCTTTGCAAAAGCACTTAGAGCAAGGTAGTCTACTGAAGTGTTGTTTACAGTATCTGCTGTTTTGTAGGTAATGATAGGGCCTTGTTCTAATACCTGACCATTAGCACTTACTACTTGATAGTAGATTGTGTTAGCTTGTTTGTAAACTTTTACATTGAAGGTTTCAGCACTACCTATTGGGTCTCCATAACCCTTAGTTACCAATCCGAATCCTACTGTAGTAGAACCAGAAGTAAACTTAAAGAGAGATTTAGGACTTGCTTCTTCAGAAGTAGATTCAGTAACAGAAGAACCATCTTCAGAAGCTCTTACTGCTCTAGCACCTCTTGCTGCAGCTACAGATATAACTCCCTTGGTTGCTCCCTTACCCAATACTCTAATAACACGAAGCTTAGAACCACCCATAAAAGCCTTCTCAATATTTGATACAGAACCATCTGGTACTATCTCAGAACCAAAGAGTCTTTGGAAATGTGAGAAAGAAGTGATGATTTCTGAAGGGTCATCATAAGGACCTTTCGTGGTTCTAGCCAATACACATGAAACTCCTAACATAGGAGTAGTCTGTTGAACATTTCTGTTCTCAAACTCAAACTTAACTGAAGGTGAATTTGGCATATTATACTTAATTTAAAAGTTAGTTACTTATTTAATTAATACCCTGAAGTATTGTCCTTATTCACTTGGAGTTGAAGTAAATCGTTTTCCTGCTTTTCTACTGTACCCAAGAGTACTGAGATATCTGTGATAGGAACTAATTCACCTTCTCCTGCAAGTTTTTCTGGCAAGATACCATCTTTACATATGTACTGATATACCTTTTCGAGTAGGCCATGATTTTCGTCTGGGTGGTCATAGTAATTACCTATCTCTATATAAAGGTTTCCAGTAGGAGCAACCTTACCATCTTCCCATTCTTCCAGGTCATTATAGTAAGGTCTTACATATCCTCTTGATGGCAAAGCTTCATACATGATACTATGAAGTAATCTCATATCTTGTTGAGTATTTGCCACAAGATGTATATCCAGAGTTATGTCTTTAGTCTCATAAGGAAATTCTGAAGCTTGGTAGTTACCATTCTCTAGTTTATCTCCTATGATATATTTGTTCACACCAATATCACCATTATAGAACCCTTGCAATTCTATGGTGATTCTGGGACAAGTCTTTGCACCTTTTACCTGATTATTACCTACTCCAAAGATAGGTATGAATTTCTTTAAGGCTTCTGAATCCTCCTTAAATCTTTTCTCATTCTCTAAGGATAGTGGTAGGTAGTCATCAGGATTTAATGTAAGCTTTCTTTTTAATGCTGTCGTTAGTAGACAGATATAAAAAGTCCTTTCTACTATTTCTTCTGTATTTACCATAATTTTACACTATTTGAGCAGCTAACGAAGGAGTGAATCCATAAGTACCACCATCAGTAAATACACACTCGAAGTTAGCAGAAGTTCCACCTATCATCACTCCTGCAGTTTTTCTAGCATGTACAGTTGCTGAAAAAGTAGTTTGTGGTATATTTGATATATTACCATAATTAGTAATCCAATATGTTACAGTTACATTAGAATTAAATAACTTAACATCCTGTGATTGACCAACTGCTGGCATTTTAAAAGCCATAACCTCTTCTGATACCTTTTCACCTTCTATTAGTTTATCTCTATATCCAGTAATCGTAAATCCTACCGAAGTTTCATATACATTAGCATTCTGGTCTTTGGGTACGAATAAATTTACAGTTGGTGGTTCTAACCTATAATTATAGGAAACCGTACCTGCTGCCTGAATAACCTGAATGGTTTTATTATTACTACTTCCACTTTGTTTGATAGTTAGAGTTCCGGTGATAGCTTGTTCAGTATGATTCTTAGAAGTTATATTTACCTCTAGAGTCTTTTCTGCTGCATCAGTAAATCTAATACCAGCAGTAAATGGAGGTTCCTCTAGGAATTCAGCCGTAACCTCTACATTTTCCCATTCTCCTTGAGGAGTACCATTTATCATTTCCCTACGACGGGATGTAACAACCAAAGTATCAGTCCCACCTTTACCCAGAATATTAAGTGTATCCTTATCTACCTCCAATTGGTATTCGTAATTAAGGCTACCTTTCTTCTGAATGAGGTTAACCGTTTTAGTAACTCCATTGACATCTACAATCAATGAAGCTCGCTTATCTGATTCAGTATCATTCAACTTTAATGGGTGTACCATTACAAGTGTAGGACCCTTACCAGATGTTTTATCTGCTTCAAAATCTGCCATTATTTTGTATATTTTCTGAGTTCTTTTCTTACTTCATTACGTATAGACTTCTGTAAAGCATCAGCTCCACCTGCAGCTTTATAAGCAGGTCTCCATAATTCACGAGGTGGTAAGTTACCATCTCTACTACCATACTCTAACATAATGGCAATCTGATTAAGAGTTTTACGAGAAGTCTTTCCAAAGTAGGTTGTCTTTTTCAATCCAGGAGGTAGACCAACAAAGGTTCTGTCTTTTCGGTTCACTATAGTAACTGACCTTGCATATTGACCAGTAAGGTTTAATAGGGTATGAGCACCATACTTCTTAAGAGTAGCAGCCGAATGAGGTGGCCAAGATACTCCGGAACCTGGAGGAGGAACTCCTGTATTTAAGCTCCTCTTAACAATACGAAGAAGTTGATTACCGAACTTCCTTGAACCCAAATCATAACCTCTTTGCATAATTTGGGGAGTTCTAGTAATCAACTTTTCTGCTTGCATTTGTTTCCTTGGGTCTACATAAATCTGAACACTTCCTATCGGGAGTGATATATTTATGTTAACCTTTTTTGCCATCTTTCTTTTCTTTGTTGTTTAATCCCAACTCTTGGGCAATTTGCAAGAGAAGATTCTCCTGGGTTGATAGCCGAGTGTCTATCTCCATCTTAAATGTTTCAAGTTCTTCGGATTTGTAAGCCTGAGCTGGAGCTTGGGGGGCAATCATACCTTCAATTGTCTTAAAGATATTATCGCATTCAGTTACGATAGTTTCATACTTATCCCGGTTATTAAGAACATTCAAGGCATTGGTTCTTTGAACATTTACCTCATTAACAATGTTCTTAAGGTCGGTAGTATAGTATACACCATTATGAATACCTTCCGTAGTTTGAACAGGTAAGAAGATTGTAAGTGAGGATACTGAATCCTGGATTACCACTTCTATACTTGAAACAAAGTTGCCATCATTGCCTGAAGACATAGGTTTAATTTCACCAACTCTGATTACTGTAGCTTTGTCAAAGATTGGATACATAGAACGTCTGTCTCTTTCTAAGGTATACAATGTATCACCTTTTTGTAGTTTCGAAAAAATCAATTCTTCCATAATTACCTCCTATTTATTAAATTTAAACCGAATGATACTGCACCTGGATTCTTCTGCATGAAGTCTACCAAGTTTAAGAATTGATAGTATCCGAACTGGTCTACAAGGGCTTGGGCTTTGTTTGCTACTTCTTTAGCAATCTCTTCGTTTGGAGCAGGTAAAGCTATCTGTATCTGATATTCGGTTAGTTTTTCTTTTTCCATCTCTCTAAGTTTTTAGGTGTTAAAACGAAGAAAGGAGTACACCACGTAAGATGCACTCCTTTCTTTTAAATTTCCAGCCCTAATTAAGCCGGAGTTGTGGTTGTTGTTTTAAGAGCGGCAACTACAGACTGGATAATGTTCTGGTCTCTCTGAGCATCTACTACTCGGTTAAGACGAGCAATTTCCTGGTCTTTAGCGGTGTTTTCGATGAGGCACTTGATTTCCTGTTGGCCATTCTTGATGTCGCAGCAGCAACGTTCCAATTGAAGAGCCAATTCAGATTTTACTTCTTTAATCAGGCCTTTAGTTTCGCAGCAGCATTGCTGTTGTTCAAAGCTCATGTTGCAAAGACGGTCCATAACACGGTTGAATCCTGCTCCCATTTGGTCACGAGAATCCCGGATATCAGAATTAGTTTTGTAACCAAGGTCGCAAAGTCCTCTTTCCGTAGTGAAACGGTTGTTGAGAACTTCTCTTCCAACACCGGCAACATCTTTTGCTACACCATTGACTTCTTGAGTAACTCCACGAGCTGCATCAGAGATATCTTTGTAGATACCTGCCTTTGCTTCTTGAACTGTAGATTCTACTTTCTGAATGTCAGCTTTAGTGTCATTGATTTTGTCCCATACGGAAACTGCAGCAGCACCAAAGCCACCACCTACCAATGCTCCACCAACGGCACCCCAACCAGAGCCCCAGCCTGAGTTTCTATTACAACTATCATTACAACAACGGTCTCTATCGGCTACCACTACAGTGCCTTCTCCTGATTTTAATTACATAACGTTTTAGTTTTAATGTTAAACATAAGTTAACTAATTTTGTATATAGGCCTATACGTATATAAATACCGCAGTATTGTTTTATTTATATCAAGTAAAATATCTATGATATACACTACAAGTAATGATTGGTAACTTAGTCTGATCTTTAGGAGTTAAAGTTAAATCACCAATTATGGTTCCTATAGGAAAAACAGTAGTATTCTTTTTTATTATATCTAAACGAATACCATTATCATTATCCCCATCACTTGATAACATACTGATATTTACTGTAAAACTAGCAGGAACACCAGCAGAAGGATATAATTCCCAGTGATATTCGTAATCAGTAGTTTGATTTGGGTCATTACTAATGGTTACAGGCCTACCGCTTTTACTAAACTTTAAGTTACTTAATTCTACTTGTTGAGTATAAGTACTACTATCTGTACCACCCACTGATATATTGGTTTCAATTGTGATAGCATCTTGAGCTAATGTACCGAGCCCATGATAATTACCTGACCGTATATCAGCATTACCAACCCAATTTCCATCTTTCATGGTATTTAATCTAATTGTTCTAGGCCCGTTATTATTTACTCTCCCTTCCAAGTATCCTTCATCTCTAGGGTCTTGGCTAACATAAGCATATAAGGCTTGATTACTATTGCCAGGTTGTTCAAATCTTACAGATTGACTTCTAGCTGATTCTCCCTCGTTATCGGTTAATGCTCTAATGGCATAGTTATAGGAATTATCTGAATTCTGACCATTATCAATTACTTGTAACCAATCTTCTGAAGGTGGTATTAAAGTAGGTTTGATATATTTCTTAGCAAATTCTACATTATTCCTTTGTAAACTTGCATAAGAAATAATATCTCTGCTAGCAACAGAATCACTATTCATTATATCACCACTCAGAATTATATTAGTATTAGTATTACCAGCTCCTTTCCAACCGAATATAAAAATCCTCCGATAGGGTACTGGATTTACCAATAAGGTAATGGTAGGTACTGTTCCTACCTCTTTACCGTTAATTACAACTTTAGGATTATATAAAGTTATGGTATAAGTACGTGGATATTCTGATAAGTTCTGTACAGAATTACTAATACCTATAAAGGCATTTTCAGAATCCGATTGTAGAGTAGCAGATACCTGACCACTTGGTGAAGCTATTGCCGAGTTATTTTCAGCTATGGTTCTAGAATCCCAAGAAGTAGGAGTACCTTCTACTCCATTGATAGAAGTATATTCTAGTATGTGTAAATCCATTCTTACAGAATTTTCCATACCAGTAGTACCCTCTAATTCAACTTCAGTTACATTCTCTTCTACTGTACCATTACTATAGTTTGCAGTCCAAGATATTTCATACCTTGTAGAGATTGTTGCAGCATCTTGAGTAAATGCCCAAGCATTCTCTACTTCGGCAGCACCATTATAAAACATTACACTACCAGACCGAGTTTGATTAGTAGTATTTTCTTTTACAGAAACCTCAAAATCATATTCGTAATTGGTAGGATTACCACCAATTAAATCTACAGAAGCCCAATCGGTAACGGTAGAATCCAAATCGAAATCAGGTTGAACAGCAACTTTACTCGTTACTTTACCATTGATTAAGGTTTCTCTGTAAGATTGAAGTGTAACAGTAACAGCTTGTTCCAATGCAGAAAAATCTCCAGAAGGTATTGGTTCTACATAATCAATGAAATCCCTGGTAGTTACCGTAGCTGCCTGTTGTTCAACGGTCAAGGTTATCGATGTATCTCCACTACCCGTTTGGAATATGGTAATATCTGCACTTCTTTTACTAGTTGTTGTATTCTCATCTACACTTACGATAAGGGTATTACCATTCTCTTCTACATGAATCCAACTTGGAGAACCTGGTATAGAAGTAGTCCAAGTAGTATCTTCACTCTGACTAGTAACTGAACCATTGATAATCTTATATCTTTTACTACTTATGGCAAAGGAATAAGTACCATTAGGCTTAGCCGGTACTTGTTGATTTAAATCTTGTGTACCCTTATTTACTTTTAACTCATAAGACCAAGCAACACTTGCAGCTGCCTGTTTTACACCAAGACTTAAAGTCTTACTACCATAAGCCAAGTTTAAACTACCACTAAGTTGAGATTCAGAAGTATTTGCTGGCATGGTAGCGCTTATACGATATCCTACATTAAGTTCGTAAGTTACATCGGTGCTAGTTACAAAACTAGGTTTAATTTTTACAGTAGGAGTATCATCATGCCAAACTGTATCTTTACCATTTATTACATCCCAATATCCAGACCTTACCAAAGCCTTGATAGTCCCTCCAGTATTTGATGCAGTAGGAAAACTTTCTTTGATAACCAATTCTTCTCGAATAGCCACAGTACCTGCAGCCTGATTACAAGTAATGGTTAGGGTTTTACCTGAACCCACTTGCTCATATACTACTGTACCAGTTCTAGTTTGAGTTGTAGTATTCTCTTTCATTGTAATAGCAACAGCAGCAGTAGCCCTTTGTATCTCGGCAGACATAGATTTAACTTTAATGTTAACTCCTTCATGTGAACCTTCTACCAATGAACCATTGATATATTTTCCTCGATAGCTACTTATGGTACCGGATTTGGTTGCACCTAAGGCATCAAAGTTTAACGTTGGAGTAGAAGTAGTTAAATAATACCTCCATTCTACTAAGTATGCACTTTGAGTTACCGTAACTTCCTTATATACACTACCCATAGTTGCCCTTACTACTACGCTTCTTTGATTAGGAGTAGTATTCTCGGCTACTGTTAAAGTAGTACCAGATAAACTGAATCCGGTTACTGCAGTAGGTATACTTAGGGTAGGAGTACCTGTAGCATCCGATGCTGCATTAGTTGCACCTGAAGACCAATGATTAGTTCTTGGTGCCCTTGCACTTGCAGAGATTTGTGATGTACCACCTTGTTCGGTAAAGGTACTTGGATTCGCAGAAATGGAAACTTCCCATGCACCTTGAGTTGTACTTTCGATTTGGTTAGCAGCCTGATATACTTGATAAGTCTTTTTTGAATAAGACGTTCTATTATCTGAGTCTTTAGGTACTAATTGATTAGTAGTTTTATTAAAACTTACCCAAACCTTAACTTCAGCTACTTTAGTTCTATTAGCTTGAGTAGTACCTAAACTAGGTTTATTAGTTACTCCACCAGTCGCAAAATCATAATAAGAAGGACCTGAAACTTCATAGTTTCCTCCATTAGTAACATCTCCATTCCATCCCCAGGTTTGAGAAATAGTTAATACTGGTCTATTCCATGCTCCACCCGAAGCAGGGATATCTAAATTCTCCCAATCGGGTTCAGTAATTACTACGTTATTATTATAACTTTTTACACCTGCTGCCTGATTATAAGTAATGGTTACCTTCTTACCTGATTCAGCTTGAATATAATCTACAGTACGACTCCGAGAAGATTCGGATTTATTCTCATCGGCTTGCCAACCACTACCCTGAACATTATGTTCCCAATCCTCTTCAGATTGTCTAGTGTATCCTACAGATACTGGACTATCATATTTACCATTAATGTATCTTTGCTTAGTAGAAGTAATACCTATTGAATTTGGAGTACTAGCTCCACCTGCTGCAGGAAAGTTTAATACAGTATTACCTGCAGTAAATGTATATTCCCAAGTTTCAACTCCAGCAGCCTGAAATAAACTTACTGATATCTGTTTACCAGACTCAGATTGGGTATATACTACGGTAGCACTACGAGATTCGGTTGTGGTATTTTCAGAAGCTACTAGTGGGCCTTGACCAATAATCCAAGAGGGCCAATTAGGTTCAGAGTAATTTACATTTTGAACTTCAGAAGTTGCAGAACCATCTAAATACTTAGTTTTTGTAGAAGTTACATAAATACCTACTTGAGTAGATGTACCTCCTTCTTTTGGAAAACTAAGAGTTGTATTCTGAGCTGTAAAAGTATACTTATAAGTTACCTTATGTATATCATTGAGCTGTACGGTTTCATTATTACCATAGGAACTAGCATTGGAGATTTCCAAGCCTATGTAAGATTCTCCCGTTCCTGTAGGAGAGAGTGCTAACAATTCAGCCTTGGTAGGGCATTCATTTGAATCCTTACCAAGGCCTACTTTAGTTTTGACAGCACTCCAAGTTGCTATCTCTCCCATATTAATCCAAGTTTGTGAATAAAAGTTTCTTTTCCAATTCTTCGATTCTTGCCTTCAGAAGTTTGATACCTTCGATTGCCAGAACCGACATCTTAGAATAATCTACCTCTTTAACCACTACATAGGTTTCTCCATCCTTTTCGATTGTTTCGAAGGCTTCGGGATTAGGTACAGTTTCAGGTTTAACCGTATTCTCAGAAACTAATTCTGGGAAATGTTTTTCGATTGCCTGAGCAATAGTACCTATATCATGACTACCTCGAATTATGAATGAATCGGTAGGTATAGAGCAAATCTCATCAAGAGTATGTTCCAAAGGTTTGATGAATGATTTAAGTCTTTCATCTGATTCCTTCCATAACCCAGAAGGAGCAGATACCTTCTTGAAGATAATTTCAGAAGTAATACCCATTCCCAGTTGGTCTCTGGTTACCTGGTGAGGATTTGATTTATCCTGTAAGTGAGTAGTTAAGTTTGTTTGAGCAAGAGTACCTGCAGCCTTAGCTTCTGCAATGGCAGTTGCCTGAGCAGTAGATACGGGTTTATCTGCATCTGATGTATTGTTAACATTACCCAATCCTACTTGAGCTTTAGTTACTTCATGTGGATTAGCTTTATTACCAATATGAGAGTCTACTTTAGCATTTACGTTGGTATCTGCTTGAGCTCTGGTTGCAGCCTCATCGGAGATTAACTTCTCTACTCTGGTAATCTCACCTTTTCTATCCTGGACTTCTTTAGCCAAGTTACCATCAGTAGCCTGGATTCTTCCTTCTAGACTATCTACAACAAAAGTCATTGCGTCTTCTAGCTCTTTGAAATTAGCTGTATCGGCTGCCTTTCTATCAGATATCTCTTTATTGATAGCCGTAGTTAATTCAGCTTTAGCCGTTGCAATAGCCTCATTTCTATCTACTACTTCCTGAGCTATATCATTGGCAATCTCTCCTTGAACAGCATTGATGGCAGCTTCCCTTGCAGCAGTTTCTGCGGCAATTTGATTAGGTAAAGTAGTGTCAAGTTTAACCTTATCTGCAGCAGTCATCATACCGGCTTTGGTAGAATTAGCAGCAGGGATATCTAATCCTTGAATACCTGTACCATCGGACTTTTCATAATTGATTGTAGCTTTAGAAGTATCCGTAACAATATTGGTTAATCGTATAGGATTAAAAGCTTTAAGAGCATTAAGATTATCCGTAGTGGTTTTACCTTTTGCTCCATCATAGGCAGTACCGGTAATCTCTCCAATTACTACTCCACCAGAAACAATCAGAGACCAAGTAGTACCAGTCCATCTGAATTGATAACCGGGTTCTCCCGTAGTTACATTCTGATAAATCTTTCCTGCCTCTCCCGTTATTGGTGTATTATGGTCAGCATCTGCAAAGAGAGAGATATTAGAAAGATCTCTAGTGGGAGACTTATCGTATGTTGCATATACATCGATTACATCATCTACATATGAGGGTAATTGTTCAGAAGGTACTTTACCATTTTCATCCAGAGAAGCTAATCCACTAGCTTGTGCCTTAGTTGCAATGAAGGCATCTAGGGCATCTTGAACTCCTTGTATATCCTCGGTTAATTCAGTTTTCAGGGCAGCATCTGCTTCTGTTCTTGCAGTTACCTCAGTATCAATTCGAGTACCCAATGCAGTATCAGCAGCAGTTCTATCCTGAACTTCCTTATTGATAGCCGTAGTTAACTTCGTATCTAAGGCAGTATCAGCATCTTTTCGATTTTGAACTTCTGTAGATATTGAAGCCTCTAAAGCCGTCTTAGTAGTTTGGATTAATTCCTTGAGTTCAGTTTCAAGGTCTCCTGTATCTGAACCAAGACCATCAATCAAAGCCTTCAAAGCTTTACCCTGTTCTGCACTTAATGGTACCTTAGTTCCACCCGCAGTTAGGTTATTTACTACATCTCCTTCAATAAGAAGTTTACCAGCTCTTACAGTAGAGATAGACCAAGCACCTTGAGCAGTTCTCTTGAACTCTCTGTAGGATTCCATACCAGCCAATTCATACATAAATCTCAAAGTAATGGCACCAGTAGTAGGACCACTAAGCTGTAAACTCAATCTGAATTGTTGATAGAAATTATTGCCGGTATCTACCAATATATAAGGCCGGTGTGTAGTGTTATTTGCAATCTCGTTAAGCAATTCATCGGTAAATACTGCTGCAATCTCTTCTGAGGTTGCCGAAGCAGATATATTGAATGCTGCCGCCGGGATAATAATTGGTTCTAACTGAGCATCAAGTTTTTTCAAAGAATCTACTACATCTACTGAACCGCCCATATAATTCGTATCAGTAAGAGCTGGCATTCCCAAATCATTGGTAAGACCTACTGCAGCTTTTACCTTATTGAATTTAGAATCAGCATCTGCCTTATCTACTTCGATACGTTTTTGTACTTTACCAAAGGCAACCGAAGTAGTATCTGTTGCTTTTACGTCCAAATCTGTAGGAGTAGTACCTGCATTCTTTTCATAGCCATCCAACTTAATGTCTGTACCATTCAATACCGGATTTGAATCCAATCTGTGAGTATTGATAGTATGAGCATTGGTAGCATCTATGTTATCCTGCAAAGTCTTATCAGCTGCCTTTCTTTCAGTTTCTTCAGTATCAATATTTTCCTGAAGAGTTGTGTCTGCAGCTTCCCTTGCATCCTCTTCATTATCAATACGAGTACCCAATGCCGTATCTGCATTAACTCGGTCAGTAGTTTCCTTGTCGATACGGGCATTTAGCCTAGAATCTTCTGCCTCTCTTGCCCGAGCTTCTTTGTCGATATTTCCCTGGAGAGTAGTATCAGCTGCCTTTCTTTCTGAAGTTTCCGTATCGATACGAACTCCTAGTGCAGTATCAGCAGCAACTCTTGCAGCTTCTTCGGCATCCAGATTATCCTGGAGTTCTTTATCTGCAGCTTTACGTTCTTCGGTTTCAGTAGTAAGAGCCTGATTAGTTTCTGTAATCAAACCTTCTACTCGAGTAATCTCGGCCTTACGTGTAGCTACCTCGGTTTCAAGCAAAGCTTTAACTTCCAAGTAAGAACCTGAAATGTTATTCTGAATACCTTGGATTAATTCCAAGTTTCTCTGGATATTTGCCGAGTTCTGATTGATAAGAGCATCCTGGTTATTTGCTCTTGCCAAGAGTTCAGTACGAGTTTCAGTAACATAGGTTCTTAAATCCTCTACTATCTTGGTAAGATTAGTACCTAAAGTTGTAAGCTTAGTATCCAAAGCTGCATCACCATCAATACGGTTTTGAGTTTCAGTTTCAAGCTTAGTAGTTAACTCAGTAAGTTTCTGAGTCATGGTAGTTGCAAAGTTAGGGTCATCACCCAAAGCCTTAGCAATTTCCTCTAAGGTATCCAATACACCAGGAGCAGAGCCAATGATTTTCTGGATTGCAGCTTCTACTTCTTCAGCAGTCTGGAATCCTGAGTCATTCAGTAACTCGGATACCTTGGTAATATAGTTAGCATGTTCTGCTACACCATTCAATTTTACCAAGAGGAGGTCTGTAAAGTCATTTGAAGAAAGTACTTTACCATCTACCTTATCTACCTTCTTAGATTCCAATCCCTGAATAGCAGTAGTACGGTCAGAAACTTCCTGGGCTAAGGCATTATTAATAAGGGTATCTGCATTCTTACGGTCAACTACCTCTTTATCAATATTTACCTGGAGAGCAGCATCACCTGCAATGCGAGCATTAGCCTCATCAGAGATATCCTTAGTTAAGGCATTTACCTCGTCTTTGTGATTAGCGATAGCCGTATTCAAGTTTGCCTGGATTGCATCCTCTTTAGCCATAGCTCTTTCCTTTTCTACGTTGATAGCTGCGGTGTTAGCATCTACCTTGGTTTTGAGTTCATCTACCTTTTCAGTAGATTCTGTCTTCAAGGAATCAATCTTATTTTCTAATAAAAGGTCGGCACCACCTCTGTTATCTATCTCTTCATTAATCTTATTAGTAAGGATACCTAATTGCCCACCAACTTCAGCCGTTAAAGTTTGAATCTTACCGTCTATAGCAGTTTCCAATGCAGCATCTGCCGACTTACGGTCTCCAACTTCTTTATCAAGGTTTACTTGAAGGATTTGGTCTGCTGCCTTTCTTTCAGCCTGTTCGGTTCCCAAGGCAATATTCGTGGTATCAATACGAGAACTGAGGTTACTGTCACCGTTAGTACGGTCTACAATTTCCTCATTAATCATATCCTTAACCTCTTTGTAGTTATCACCTACAGTTTTGGTTACAGCAGTGATTGCTTCTGAGTTTTTTTGAATGTTAGCTGCATTGGTAGCAATTGCTGTAGTATTAGCATTTACCTGAGCAGTAAGTTCATTCTTAACCGTATTGATAGCATCCTGAATAGATAAAGCCAAATCGGATACTCTTTGATTAAGAGTAGCGATGTTTTCAGTATGTGTTGCATCTGCAGCTTTTCTATCATTAGCTTCCTTATCAATGTTAGATTGCAAGGTTGTATCGGCATCTTTACGGTCTTGGATTTCTTTAGCCAAGCTATCCTTAACTACATTCAATGCAGTATCACCGATAGAAGTCTGAGCATCTACATACTCTTTAAGTTCGGTCTTAAGAGCAGCATCGGCTTCTTTACGTTCAGCTATCTCAGTATCGATATTTCCTTGGAGAGCAGTATCTGCAGCAGTTCTGTCTTCGATTTCTTGATTTACCTTCTCTGTGATTGCTGCCAACTTCTTAGTGATAGTTGTAGCGAAATTAGGGTCATCCCCCAGGGCTTTGGCAATCTCTTCCAGAGTGTCAAGTACTTCAGGTGCAGAACCGATAATCTTTTTGATTGCAGCCTCTACATCGGCTTCCGTTTGATACCCAGCATCATTTACTAATTGTGATACTTGAGTAATATAATTTGCATGCTCTTCGATACCGTTCAATTTCTGAAGTAAGATATCGGTAAGGTCATTCTTAGACAAGGCATAACCTTCTCTCTTATCCACCTTACTTTCTTTAAGGGAATTGTCTCCTGCAATACGTGCTTCCTTTTCTGCTTCTACAGCAGCAAGTACTTCGGCTTTGTCAGCAACTCCCTTATCCGATAGAGCAGTAATCTTCTGGTCAAGGATTTGGTCCTGAGCAGTACGGGTTGCTGCTTCTGAATCAATCTGACCTTTCAGAACTTGGTCTCCAGATTCTCTTGCCTGAGCTTCCTTATCAATATTAGTTTGAAGAGTATTATCGGCATTAGTTCTGTCGGCAACTTCCCTAGTCAAACCGTTCTGCAATGTTTCATCTGCAGCTTTACGATTGGTAACCTCTTCAGCAAGTTTACTTTCAAGAGCAGCATCTCCGGATTGACGAGTAGATATTTCCTCAATTAAGCTTTGACGGATTCTTGCATCCTGGTTTTCTCTTAATTGGGCCTCTTCGGCAATCTTCTGAGCAAGTTCTGCTTTATCTTGAATGTGGAGAGTGGTCATCTGGTGCATATCTTCCACCAGTTTATCATCCCCTGCTTTACGAGCTTCTGCTTCTTTATCTACTAGGTCTTTAGCATAAGCCTTAGCATCTGCCAATGAACCAGTAGTTTCATTACGCAAGTCGGCAATGTCAGCAGTATTCTTATCAACCTTAACTTCCAGCTTATCGATTTTGTCTACCAAAGCAATACGGATATTATCAATCTTTTCATTGAGTAAATCCACAGCTTTAAGTAAAGCATTGTTTACTGCTGTAATTTGAGAACCGAGTTCGGCTTCTTTTTCTTTTGCCCGATTAACCTCAGCAGTCAAATCATTACGAAGGTCGGTAAGTTTATTTGTGATATTGGTTGCAAAGTTGGGGTCATTTCCTAATGCTTCTGCCAACTCTTTAAGAGTATCTAGAGCATCACCAGCACCGTCAACCAAATCATCAATCGTTTTCTTAACTTCTTCTTCAGTTTGAAACTTAGAGTCGTTTTCTAACTGAGAAACTTTTGTGATGTAATTGGCTTTCTCTTCGATTCCATCCAACTTTCTTTTCAGTTCGTCGGTAAAATCGTTTTTCGATAAGTCATATCCCTCTCTCTTATCAACCTTGTTCTTAATAGAGAGAATGAAGGCCCAGAATTCATTGAGAGTTCCAGCAAAACCAGCAGTCACTAAGTCATCATAGTAACCTTGTAACAACCGCTGGTCAATTTCCTCGCAGGTGTAATATTTACTTACGTACATATAGGTTTATATATTTAAGGGTTAATTAATCATTTGTTTACCCAAGAACAGTTCAGTATCACTACCTCTGAATGGTTCTCCTTCTGAACCACAGAAAGCATTCATGAGTATTCCTGGATTATCAGGGTCTACATCTCCGCCATCCTCAACATCACCTCTGATTATTGCATAATCTGGTAATCTATTGACTCTGAACTTCATAGTTTGCCCAATACCTGGATGAGGTATTATCTTATCCCAAAGGTCTCCGAAATAATCTTGAAAGCAAGAAACGTATTTATCACCAGTCATGGATTGCATGGCTGTAATATCATTTCTTTGCCCTTTCATTTCAACATGTATTCCGCATATACCATGTAGGATTACCATATTACTATCGAACCAAATCCCATTTTGGGTTTCAATTCGAGTCCATCGTAATTGTAACATCTTTGCCATATACGTTCATTTTTATTCTACAAATTCGATTTTGGTATCTCTATCTCTCTTGAGAATGACCATGAACACCAATGCTTCATCTTTGGCCTGGGCAACTTGTGTATCTCCTGCAGGTTTATAAGTAATACCATTAATCACGAATCTATCATCAGACCAGTTAAAATCCCAATAACCTTCTGGAGTTAAGTATCCCAGGTTTTCTATATAGGATTTTGTAACTAGTATGGATAGATTCTCATCATCGAGTTCTCCAGTGATTGTGGCTTTATTGATAGGCCAGTTTCGAAAGGCATTGTAATAACAGAGAGCCTCGATGGGTATATTATAATATTTAGGGATATAATCTTCTCCATGACTTAGGAGTTGATTTACATTCTTTGCCCAAGTTATAGTTTGCCTTCCAGCATCTATATCCAAGAAATCATTGATAATCTTCTTGTATCTATCCCAAGAACGATTCTTTACCATTCTATGAGGAGTCTTGGTCATCTTTTCTTGATTAAGGTTCTACCATTTCTTTTTACTGGTACACTTGGATTAGGTCCATCCAATATACCTGGTCTTCTTCTGTCAACTACTCGAGGAACTACTAACTTATTAACTGGTGCACAGAATGGTAAGTAGATTTCCAATCTTGTAGCTAACATACAAAGTCTTTGTTTTAATTCGTCTATGACACCTCCAGGTTGCAAAGCTTGTGAGAATGTTTTCCATAATGAAGATGTTGAATCTGAAAGCATATCATAGTACTGTACTTCAGTAGGCCCAGTAGTGATTTGTTTAATCCTATCACCTCGGGTAAGTTCTGGTTTCGAACTACCATCTCCCGCTTGTTCTTTGGTTGATGTTAGTTGACTAAGGTATTCTCCGGTACTCGTTAATAAATTAAGGAGCTTGACATTTAGATAATCCCAGGCTGCCAACTCCATTATTAATTGGTTTTCTAGAGCTTCATACATTAATTCATCATTATATTTATCCAAGGGAATACAATGATTTACTAGTGGTTGGATATATAATTGCCATTTAGTTATGTACATCTCCTTCTCCTCTATGGTCATACCATCGGAGATTTCTGAAGGAATGAAATAATTAATAAGGTTATATATACTGTCCGTTAATGTAGTAACAGCCTCTGTATTTACAATTACTAATTTGGTAGCAGAAAGATTAAGTCCATCGGAGTTCGTGATATTCAGTGCTACTGTATAAAATCCGGACTTTTCATAAGTGTAAGTTGGTTGCTTAACATCGTAAGCGGACCCCTTATCATCACCAAAGTCCCAGTCAAAAATGGCCTTGGCTGGGACTTTGCTTAGTACTCTAAATGAAACTTCCAGACCATTCGTAGTAGCTACGAAGTCTAGATTTTCCATGATGAATTATTTAGATTGTTCTTCGAACTCTTCCAGCAATGCCTGAACCAGGGTTACCGGAGTATCATTCTTCTCGGCTACGATTTCGTGGCGAGCAGCAATGAGAGTAAGTTCTTCCAGAGTATAGGCCTTTGCAATCTTTGCAACTTCCATACCCTTTTCAAACTGAGCCGTCAGTTTCTTTTCCAGCTTGTCCAAATCGTTAGCCGAATATTTCTCTACTTTGTTTTTGTCAGCAATCATCCGAAGATGTCCCGAGTTCAAAGCCATTTGGATTTTCTTTGAACCAAATTGACGGAGAGTAAGTTCTCTTTCTTCTCCTCTTGCGATAGTGATACCAGTTGACTGGTCATGAAAACTGTAAGCTTTGGCCCCTACAGTTACTTTTATTTTTTCACTCATAATCTACTAAGTTTTTAGATGTTTTAAAAATAGGGATAGGGTTTTGCGAGGACCCTATCCCATTCGAAATTAGAACTGTGTAAAATAAAACCAGGTGGCTTTACTCTAGGTTAACCATCAAGTACGGGTCTATGTTCATGAAGTCCGGGAATCCAGCTTCAGAGAACTTCTTATCTGCAGACAAGATGAGTGCAGCATCCTGATACATCTTAGAGAAGCCAGTAGTCAAGCTTGCATAGATTGCTTGAGTCTGATTGGAAACGATTCTTTCAGATTCCAACATCAACTGCTTAGCAGTAAGCTTAATCAAGGCAGCCGATGTATCAATCAGCAGAAGGCCTTGGTCAGGAGTTCCCGGATGGATGTAGAAGTTGGCATTCTTAGGTACCGGAGACTTGATGTTGAGTGTAGCTTCAGTAGTACCTGAATGACGGTCTTTAAACTCAGGCAGGTTCAACATTTCGATAGCTTGGTCTTCTCCACCAATCATTGTAGTAAAGTTACGTCCCATACGAGCAGCACGTACCCAAATATGGAGAAGGTCCTTATATGTGATACCATTGGTTGTTTCGTATACACCGATAATCGGAGCAGATTCTGAACCATCCGGTTTATTACCATTGATAACAACGTCCATAGCCAATGTATCCATTGCATAACCCAGCTGAACACCGAAATCACGAAGGTAGATTGCTAATACATCGAGAGAAACGTAGTTACGAACTTCATCAGTAAGTTTAAAACCTTTACCGATTTTAAACAGAGAAACTGATTTCTGTCCGAAGCTTACATCTCCCAATGGAATTGTTTCTGCCTCGTTAACCTTAGCCGGTGCAGCATCGGACATGTTAATCATCGGCATGATAGCAGTCAGCCCATTGATAGACTGGTCAGATGCAATAATCTCCGGATAAAACGGAGCTTGGCGCATACCCAAAGTAATGGCAGAACGAATGATTTCCGGAACAATCCAACGAACATCTTGCTGAGGCATTGTGAAGATGTTTTCCATTGTATCGATTTTCGGATTGATACCAACCTTTTCGAACAATTCATCTTCTGTGATTCCCCACTTACCTGTAGCAAGTTCACCCAGGGTAACTTCTACCGGCTTTTTATTCTGGGCTCCCTGACGGAAAGCATCCAGCTGACTTACCATTTGAGGAAGTTCTTTGATAAAGTCTTCCTTCTTCAGTTTTGAAATATCAACTTTTTCCATAATGTATTTTTCTTCTTATTTAATAAGTACTTGGATTAACTCGTTTGCTTCGTCTGCCGGAGTAAGAGCAATGAAAGGAGTTAATGAGGTTTCCTGGTTTGCTTTTACAAAACGGTCATTTAGCAAATCTCCAGAAGGGATTACATAACCAGCAGTGAGAGTAGCATTTGATACCCAATTACAAATCATGTAACCTTCCATGGCAACTGTAACTTCTACAGGGAAGTTATGCTGGGCACGGTAAGCCGGATTGATGTTATCAGTAACAGCAACTCCCAAATATACTTCAGTATCAGCAGCTTTAAAAGGGAATATGAGGCCAGTTTCATCAATTGCTACCGGCATACCCTGAACGATTGTTTCTCCTTCTTTTACATTGAAGGCTTGGTGCAATTTGTGGGATTCACTTTTGTAAATCACCGCTCTTGGAGTTTTTTCCCCAAAGAGAGTCATTGCTTGGTCTTTGTTTACGATTTTCGTCATAACAGTGATATTTATCGATTATTTCTTTATTTGAACTTACTCTTGTAGATGTCATCAAGAACATCGGAAGTAGATTTCTCTACGAATTTAGATTTATCCTCAGTCCGAGTTCCTGATTTATCTTCAGATTCCTGAGCTGAAGAAGCACGGCTTACATCGTGAGAACCACAGCTTGCGCATACCATTGGGAACTTTTCTTCCAAACGAGCCTGATAGTCTTTCTGGAGAGAAATCAAAGTAACCATGCCGGTAGTTTCGGCATTCAACATTGTGATGATAGTTTCATCAGCCTTGTCACCCATCAACTTCTTGTAAGTACCAACGGCATTTTCACGGAGGGAAGCAATGTGATTCTTTCCTACTGTTGCCATTTCCTTCAAGTTTGCTACTTCAGCATTCAGATTAGTAATCTGTTCAGTGAGAGAAGATTTCTCTGTAGTCAGATTATCAACCGTAGTCTGAAGACTGTTTTTGGATGATACCAAGCTTTGAATACATGAGATAACTTCTTCCTGAGTCATCTCTTTGCCTTCTGCAAGGGATAGCATGTTATCCCCGAAAAGCTTTTCAAGAAATTCTTGCAATTCTTTGTTCATATTCTCTTTATTATTATTTTGGTTTTCTTGGTTATCAATTAAAGAACCCTGAGTATCGTCCTTTTCTTGAAACTCCGAGAGATCTGTTTTGTAGTCAGTAAAGAAGTACTGTTTAGACTTGTCATCCCTATATTCCTCATAAGAAGCCCAGGTTCTTTTTGCAAAAGTAGGATTAACAATTTTACCATCTGAACCAATCTTTTGAGCAAATGAATCAGCACCATGGGATACTAATGAAGTTTCCAAATAACGAACTACCTCAGTAACTATTCTACGTACCATCTCTCCCTTAGAATCATAGGTACCAAGCTTCTGGTAGAATTCACCATCTTCCATTCCTGGATGAGATTTATCCCACTTGAACTGTACAGTTACTGAATTACTGTGGATTGAAGGAGGTTCCATAAGGATTCCTCTAGCAATTCTTGGATTTGCCTTACCATCAATCTTCAGAATACCATTGATACCTGCAGGAATAGTGAAGTGTCCATCTTTATAAGATTCTTGCCACATCACTTGAGATACAGCCCCGATTGCATTACCAATGTTTGTTTCATGGTCGCAGTTTACGGTTTGACCAAGTAACATTTTCATTGATGCCTTTAGTACTCCATTTTGACTAAAGTCAGTAGGATTCCAATTTTTAGATACAATCGTTTCTGAAAGTAATCTAAACATCGGTTCGATAAATTCTTCGTCCTTAGGAGTAAGTTCAGATTTATCAAGGTTAGGATAATAAGTATTGTAATCTATATCACCTCCCCAAAATCCAAATTGAGCAATTGTGTCAGGTGTTGGAGTCTTCCATTTATAATAATTCTCGGAGAAGGCTTGGGCTCCTACTGATTCTGGGATATACCCAGCCATTATAGTATGACCTTGCCCAATCACCATAGAATCAAGATGCTCTTTGTTTTTCGTTGTAAATTTACTCATCTTGCTTTAGTATTTTGGTCTCCTCGAGAAGGAGCCGGGTTAATTTTATCTCTTGACCTACGAGCAGATTGATTCTTATCGTTCTGCCTTTGTTTCTTCTTAGTACCCTCTTGAGGGTCTAAATTACCACCTTTAGCAAACTGGTCTTCAAGTGAAACCCTTGGTTCATCCTCATCAGGAGAATCATACCCCATTGCCCAAGCATATTGGTCTTGGCTAATGATACCAGCTTTGTACAACAAATCCAAATTCTGTATCTTGTATTGAAGACCTTGTTGAACTTTAACTTCATCCGAGATAGTTGAAGTCCCCCATTGAATCTTTATTCCCTTGTTATTAAAGCCAGCCAGGCGCAGTTCTAGAGAATAAAGAAAATCTAATACATAAGTTACAAGCATTTGTAGATTCTTTAACTGGCTGATTAATTTAGAGAGCATTATTCCCGTTGCTCCCTCACCAGTTGTTGAACTAACTCCGATAAGATTACCATTAACTCCCAAACCATTGGCAACTGATTGCTGATTCATGTTCCAGGGTTCCTTGATGTTACCTAATTCCTTAGTGGTAGAGTTAAGCTTAAACTCATGGTCATCAATGTAACCCGTTACAATTCCATCTTTCATACCATCCCTAAGATTTCTTTTTAGGTCTCTTAGGTTTCTTTCTAGTCTAGCTTCATATTGCCTTACACTTTCATTACCAGATTGGTCAGGTTTAGCCATCTTAGCTTCCAAGAATCCTACCATACCGCAGACTTCCATGATATGTTTAAAGTTTACCCTCATATCATGTTGTCCTTTCAATGAATCCAATGCTGCCATGAACGGTGGTATTCCGTATGGTTCATCGGTATCATTATACATTGCAGCATATACATAAGTCTCTGGGTTAAGCTTAATGTAATCCTGGTGCTTTATGAAGTAATTCTTATTCCTTTGATAAGGAGAATATACTCCATTGTTTTCCCTTTTGAATACAATGTTCTCGGGTCTAAGGAATAGGATAGTATCCAAACCTTCCAGCTTTTCATCGGGAACTCCCTCAACAGAAATAGCTCCGCCAACAAGACATTGTACAATCATCTTGTTAACCAAGCCATCTATTCCAGCAGTATACCTTGACCATTTCTTAGTTTTCTCAGCCAAGTGTTTCCTCATCTTATCTGCTTCTTCATCCGTATTGTTGGGGAATGTTATAGTATGACCAGTATTGGTTAACTTAAACATATCCTGCAAAGCAATGCCCATATCCGGATTTACTTTATATAAATCTCGAATTAGAGGTATTACTTCAACACGAAAAGAAGGGTCTACCATTGCAGTAATACCCTTTAATGAGCTGATAAGAGATTCATCTTCATCGACTGAAACTCTACCAGGAGAGATAGTAGAAGGTTTTGATTTCTTCTCCTCTTTGTAGGGTTCTGGAGGTGGGTCCTTCTTTCTTCCCCAACTCCAATTAAAGTTGAACTTCTTTTTCATTTTGGTTGTACAATTACGTTAGTTTTTCCTTTCCTTATGTGATTACATATAGCTTTACCAAATATGGAGTCATCAGAATAGACATCACCTTCAAGGTCTACATCTACTGCTGAATTGTTAGCTCTATGTTTACCCATTGCAACTGGCCTACCCAAACCATCATATATGAAGGTATATGCTTCTTGAACAAAGAATGGGTCTTTACAAGTGATATTATCTTCTCGTATATCTTGTTCTAAGCCTTCAACGATTACTGAACGATTCTTTTGAGTAGTTAACCATCCAGGAGATTTATCCATCTCGGGTCTAGATTTACCTTTCTTCTTAAGCATCTTTTGGTAGTAATACAGTTTAGGATAACCTTCATCTTGAAGTTTAGAGGTTACTGCCAATCCAACATCATTTGATTCCGGAGCAAGAGTTGCAAAGTTAAATAATTGACCGGTATCTCCAAGTAGTCTGGCATACTTATCTACTGATAGCCTGCCTTTGAATACTGCTTGTTCTTCTCCAGCTTTATCCATGCAAGTAAAGGCAGAGTAGTCAGTTGCTCTACCAGTAGAAACGTCGGCACCAATAAAGTATTCCTTGTTATCTTCTGGTTCGCAGAATTGTCTGTACTGACCATTAAACCTTTTCTTAATACAGGGATAATCACTAAGGCAGTCTTCGATTGCCTTGATATCAGACAGGTCGAAGACTGTATTTCCAGATGACAAGAAGTCACCATCAATTTCTTGTGCAGTTCTTTTGGTTCCCAAAGCAGAAGACATTTCATTGTACCAATTAATATCTCGTTCTGGGTGCATTTGCCAATACAATCGAAGTGGATTAAATGGATTCCCTCCGGCAATAGCATCTACCCAAGTAGAGTGGTAGAAATTACCAACTCCATAAGGAGTAGAATTGATGATAGCAGCCCCACCTGTTGATAAGGTAGGGAAAGCGGCTGCCCAAATCTGAGCTGCCCATCTTACTACTGCTGCTTCATCAATAACCAATAGGGAAAGAGATTCTGAACGACCGGCTTCCGAAGATGTAGGGATAGATTCTATGAAAGAACCATTGTCAAATTCTATCATAGATGCAGAACCATATTCTCCAGCTCTACCATTAATAATCGGTGTTTGTAAATACCATGGCAGGTTCTTGTACATGAACTTAATCTTCTTAAGTACTTTCTTAGCAGTTGTGTCTTTGATTGAGATAATGTTAATCTTCTTGTTAGGATGATACATTGCTAACCAAAGGCAGTACATAGAAATAAGCTCTGTAATACCAGCCTGTCGGAACTTAAGCAGGATATTGAAACGTTCTTTAACGAAATTATACAGTACCGATTTTTGGTATGGATAAAGTTCGAATCTAACTTTTCCCCTCATTGGGTGTATCACATAGGTGAAAAGACTGAAATAGAAAACATCATTAGAAACCTTTGCAAGGGTTGCTAATTCCTCCCGGTTAAGGGAAGTGTGATTTTCTGTGATTATCTTTTTCGCCATATCAAAAGTTATATTGAATTGAAAACTCTAAGTCAGCTTTTATACCTGAAAAGTATTTCGGATAACAGAAAGCATTAACTCCGAGTTTGTAATTAAAATTCGTAGTCTTGATTGTAAGGCCAGTTCCAATATCGAACAATTGATTAAAGGGTCTGTACTTACCGTAGACATAAGGACTAAGACTTAGTCTCCGAATTTTCTTCTGAGTTAATTGTCCCTCATACCAGTTATATTTGTAATTCCCTAAGTCTAGATTGAACATTCTAGTTGAATAAGAATCTGTCTCCTTATTGAACAGACTAATATTTAACTTGTTGTTGTCTAGAGTAAACTGAACCAGAGAATCCTTCTTACTGACTTTTACCGAATTGTCAGAATCAACCGCCGTTGAATCGGAACTTGGGGATTTAGTCATTCTATTGCTGTTTCTATAAAAGTCGTAGAGAAGGATTCTACTTGGTTCAATTAACTGGGAAAAAGGTTTTTGGGGCTTAAACTCTTCTTTCAGTTTGATTGTATCAGGAATGCCAATGACCGATGAATCAGGAAGTTGACTGATATACGAATTCAATTTGTAATTCCTGAAGCAAAGGTAAATAGTAAATCCTAGTAGTAGAAGGAACACTACATTCTTCCACTTGTTTTTAAAATCTGATTTCATGTCACAAGGTTTAATTAACAACATTCTTCTGATATTGCCGAAATTTCGGCAATATCTTTCGATGAGCAAAGCGAATCGAATTGTTTCTTCTATCCTAATATACCTAATTTCGTATATCTATAAGTATATAGATATAGAG